ATGGCGAATAAAAAAGAAACGGCTGTCCCGAATGTATCTGTTGGCGTAGATACGGGACAACCGCTTAATGTAAACAATAACAGTATAACCAATTACCCGCCGAAAAACAATAGCAAAGTCCTTGAAACGGTTTCTATGGCAGAATTGTATGATTCTGTATATCCGAGCAAGCCGCCCTTGATTGACGGTCTGCTCTACCCTGGGACTTATCTATTCGTAGGTGCGCCGAAGCTTGGAAAGAGCTTCCTAATGGCGCAGATTGCCTACCATATCAGTATGGGTGTGCCGCTGTGGGAATATCCCGCCCGAAAAGGAACGGTCTTGTACCTTGCCCTTGAAGATGATTACCGCCGCCTGCAGGAAAGGCTGTACCGTATGTTTGGAACGGATGGGGCAGACAGTTTATTCTTTTCTGTTTCGGCGGGTAATCTTGGAAACGGATTGGATGAACAGTTGCAGGAATTTATGAAACAGCATACCGATACAAAACTGATTATTATTGACACGCTCCAAAAGGTGCGGGAAGTCGGCGGGGACAATTACAGTTACGCAAACGACTATGAAATAATTACAAGGCTGAAACAGTTTGCAGACAGCTATGGCATCTGTCTTCTGCTTGTCCATCATACCAGAAAGCAGGGTTCTGATGATAAATTCGATATGATTTCGGGGACTACTGGCTTGCTCGGTGCAGCTGACGGTGCGTTCCTGTTGCAGAAAGAGAAACGTATCGGCAACGCCGCCACGCTTGAAGTGTCGGGCAGAGACCAGCAAGAGCAGAAACTCTATCTTCTCCGCAATCCCGAAACATTGTTATGGGATTTTCAAAAGGCAGAAACAGAGCTTTGGAAAGAGCCGTCAGAGCCTTTACTTGAGGAAATAGATAAAAGGATTACTGCTGATTGCCCCTTGTGGCAGGGGACAGCGACGGAGCTTGCGGCTTGGCTGGAAACAGAGCTGCAGCCGAACAGCCTTGCACGGAAACTGAATGTCCTGTCGGGACGTTTAATCAACGAATACGGTATTTTTTATAGGCGGGAGAGGTGTCATGAGGGACGGATGATAAAACTGTACCGTGGGGAGCGTGACGGTATGTGACGGTGTGACGGTATTTTTAGGAGCGGGGTGCGGTATTGGAATAACCGTCACATCGACGCAAACCGTCACGGATAAAGTTTTTGCGGGGTGCAGGGGGCTTTTTACAAAAAGCCGCCCTCGCCCCTCGGAGAGCGCAAAACCTGCTTGCAGGTTGCATTTTTGTTGGTGTAGCTGACAAAAGTGCTTTTGCGTTACTTTCGGGAAAGTAACAAAGCCTACCAGACGAAAAGAAAGGGCGTGATTTTATAAGACGGACGATTAGCGCAATGGTGGGGAAAGGCTCGGTTAACCATAACAGCCGTAAGTTCAAAGCGGAGAATGTTGACGGAGAACGGTCACACTTCAATGTAAACTACTGTAATGAGAATATCAAGAAAGTGTATCATAAGCTATTTGATGAAGCGTTGCAAAGATATAATGAAAAGCAGACGAGAGCAGACCGCCGTATTGCCGATTATTACGAGAAAATACGGAACTCAAAGCAGGAAAAGCCGTTCCATGAGATGATTTTGCAGATTGGGGATAAGGAAAATATGGGCGCAGGAAGTGAAAACGGACAGCTTGCAAGGCAGATTTTAGATGAATATTATCATGGATTCCAAGAACGAAACCCTAATCTCTATGTATTTTCTGCTCATATCCATATGGACGAAGCAACGCCGCATCTGCATATTGACTTTGTTCCGTTCAAGACTGGCAGCAAGCGTGGGCTTGATACAAGGGTATCTCTAAAACAGGCGTTAGCGGCGCAGGGCTTCAAAGGCGGCTCCCGTGGCGATACGGAGTGGAGCCAGTGGGTACAGTCCGAAAAAGAAAACCTTGCCGCTGTGATGGAGCGGCATGGCATTGAATGGGAGCATAAAGGCACACATGAGAAGCATTTATCTGTCCTTGATTATAAAAAGCAGGAGCGGGAAAAAGAGATTGTCCAGCTTGAGGGGCAGATTTCGGAGAAAAAAGAGGAATTTCAAATATTGTCTGACAGGGTGGAGAATTACGACAAAGGCATGGAAAATCTAAAAACTCTGGAACAGATGCTTGATACTTCTCCAGAATACCAGTTGCCAGAGCCGCAGGGGTTGATGTCGGCGAAGTCGTATAAGAATAGAGTGGCAGAACCTTTGGTGCAAAAGCTGAAATCGCTTGTTAAAACGGCACTTGTAAGGTGTTTTGAAGCGTGGGACAGCTACTATCGGCTGAATGTCACAAACAGCAATCTCCACCGTGAGAATGAGGGATTAAGGAGAACCAATGAGAAACTGGCAGGGCAAAATGAAAACCTTCGTGCGGAAAACAAAGATTATAAGCTTCTCCGTAAGGCATTTGGAGGTAAGCAGATGGACAGCCTTTTGGAGCAAGCAAAAGCGGTGCAGAAGTCAAAACAGCGAGGGAAACACTTAAAAAACAACAAAGAGGAAAGGTAGGAAACATTATGGAAAACAGGATTTATGGCGAAAATAACGGTCTTTGGTATGCAAGGCAAGGCGACTATTACCTTCCAGAGCTTTCATTACCTCCCGAAGAAGAAAAGCCGATAGGCTTATGGGGGCAACGTCATTTGCAGTACCTTAAAGAGCATGAGCAGTTCGTTTATCTCAATCTGCTGACAAGCGGCAGGCTGAATGAATATCTGGCAAGTGTGGATGAACAGGCAGAGGATATGTTTTTTCGGCTGGTAAAGGAATATGCCGACAGGCAGGGAGTGACGGAACAGTTAAAGGAAAAAAATCAGCTTTTATGGGTTCAAAAAATGAATATTATTCGGGCTTGTGTGAGGGAGATTGTAGAAGAAATAATTTATGTACAATAGAAAAATGGCACTTCTGCATAGTGTGGAAGTGCCGTATTTCCAATTTCTGCTTGACGGACTATCCAAAATGGATTATCATAAAGTTATAAAAATTATAACTTGTGGAAGGAAGAGGAAAAACATGAGTGATGATTTAATGAGAAAGAAATCAAACAATATTTTAACTGCAATAAATGGTTTAATTACTGATGTTGGTTTAAATGATGTAAAAACAACTTTTGATTCAAAAACTGGAATCGCAAGCGTTATAGGAAATAAAGATGGTTTCCAATACACTACAACACTTACAAAACATATGAATGGAGTAGTGCAGACAACAACACAATTTGCTACAAATTTGGGAAAAGAGGCACTAATTTCGCAAATTAAAGCCCTAAGAAAACAAGGATATAAGCAACAGCAGATAGCAGATATGCTCAAAATTTCTCAAGCAACAGTGAGTAAATATTTGCGAAAATAATTGTAAAAGAGGGATAAAGATAGTGAAAAATTTGAAACTGAATGAAAATATGGGACAAGTCGTGGAGGCTCATGGATATGAACTTGATGCGACAGAAAGGTATGTTATTAATATTGAGCGTGAACTAAGTGAACAATCAGCAATTATGACAGCGATACAGACTATTGGATTGCCTGCATTAAAAGATTATCATAAATGGTTGATGGATAATGGATTTGATGCCAATATGCCTAATCCTACGAATTGTTTTGTTTCCGCATTTTATGGAGTGAAAGCTTTGTGGAAAACGGATTTATCGCAAGGTATTGTTGTAAGGGCAGAAAATGAAGATGATTACTTTATTGTTATAGAGTGTAGTCGATTAAATGAAGGATTTAAATATACCCAAATAATTTTGACGTTGGGTGGGTGTTTGTAATTGTATACCATTCGTATGATAGAGGAGGGAATTTCGATGTATTCTGTTACTAAACGTATTAGTATGGTAAAACAACCATATGGAGGATATCTCAATAAAAAACAATTTGATATTACTACTATTGATGATGAGAAAATATTGAATGAAACAGAAAATATTCATGCTTCATTAATAGGTCTTGTGGTAGATTATTTAACTCGTTTTATGATGGGAACAACGGTAGAAAAAGCTTTCAAAATTTCATTACAAGGTGCAATGTGTCTTGATTTGTTTTTAAATAGCGCAACTGATAAAAAGGGGCTAGCTTTAAAAAATGCCAAGAAACTCTTGAAAGGTATAAAAGGACTTGACGATGAATCGGTTAGTAATGCCTGTAAATTAGTTGGTTACGATGTTTGTTTTGGGCAGGTATAATAGGCTATAAACCAGTAGAAGAAATTAATCCTAATAGTGATACCATTGGAAATATTGTGATTAGGGTTAATCGATGTTTGACTTTTTGGAAAGAATATGGTCCCATTATTAAAGATGGATTTACTTTTGAGGGAGGTTATACGGATATAGTATCATCGGGAGATGGGGATTATTTAACAAAGGATACACTGTGGGATTTTAAGGTGTCAAAAGACGAGCCTAAAAGTAAATATACACTACAGTTGCTAATGTATTATATTATGGGATGCCATTCAATACATCCTGAGTTTGAGAAAATAGAAAAACTGGGAATATTTAATCCAAGAAAAAATAAGGTTTATATAGCAAATACATCTTCGATTAGTCCTGAAATAATTGAGAAAGTTTCTCAAGAGGTTATTGGATATAAATAACGAGTTTTTCCATAAAAATACTGTTAAAAAGGGAAAATATAATCACATGAAAAATATGAAAATTGACGCTAACGGAACAGAAATCAGAATAATGGGCGATGTTGTTAATGAGGACGCTTATATTTCACTGACAGATATTGCAAAATATAAAAATCCAGATAATGCGTTTATTGTGGTGGCAAACTGGATGCGTAATCATTCCACAATTTCGTTTTTGGGTTTGTGGGAAAAAATTCACAATCCCAATTTTAAACCTATCGAATTCGATAGGTTTAAGACAGAGTCGGGAGATAATGCGTTTACGCTGACGCCGCAACAATGGATAAAAGCAACAGACGCAATCGGTATCGTATCAAAATCAGGACGATATGGAGGTACTTATGCTCATACAGATATAGCCTTTGAGTTTGCGTCGTGGATTTCTCCAGAATTTAAGCTCTATATTATTAAGGACTATCAGCGGTTAAAGAAAGATGAAGCAAACCGATTAGCGATTGGTTGGGATGCTAAGAGAGAACTTTCAAAAATAAATTATTGCATTCATACAGATGCAGTAAAAGAATTTCTGATAACACCAACATTATCCCCGCAGGAAATGGCATATACATACGCATCCGAAGCGGATATTCTTAATATGGCTTTGTTTGGTAAGACGGCGGCACAATGGAGAAACGAAAAGGGAATAAGCGGAAAAACACCTAATATCAGAGATTTTGCTTCGGCAGAGGAATTAGTTGTACTTATCAATCTGGAAGATACGAATGCAGATTTGATAAGACAGGAAGTGTCTAAAATCGAAAGGCTAAAAATATTAAGAGAAAAGGCGTATAGGCAGTTGGAACTTCTTAAAAAGAACCAAGACACGATTCAGTCGTTGAAGGAAAATTTGATTGAGGATTCAGGAAAGAATAATTAAGATGTAAAGGAATTATATGATTATAAAAAGACCAGATAATTAATAATATAAGTGAGGTATATATGGGAATAGTACATTTTTTGAACGTAAATGAAGGGGATTGTATTTGGATAGAACATCCATCTGGGCACAATACTATAATTGATATATCCAATGGGCAAGAATTAGCTAATATATTTGAAAATGCGGCTTTGTGTGGAAATCATAACCAAAAAAATTATCCTGTAAATCCAATAGAGTATTTGAAGGATAGAAATGTAAGTACAATTTTTAGATTTGTTCTAACACATCCTGATATGGATCATATGGATGGAATTAAAGAATTGTTTGATACATTTGAAGTTTTGAACTTTTGGGATACTGAAAATACGAAAGTGATGGATGATAATTCTTATTGGGGAAGGTATGATAAAGCAGATTGGGATTTTTATCAAGAAATTAGAACTTCATCCTCATCGCCTAAAGTTTTGAATTTGTATGCAGGACAAAAAGGAAAATATTATAATCAAACAGAAGATGGTAAATCAGGGGCAGATGGATTATATTTGCTTGCACCTACAACGGAATTGGTAGCAGAGGCAAACAAATCAAAAGACTATAATGATTGTTCATATGTCATTTTATATAGAACAGGTAATAATAAAAAGATTATATTTGCTGGAGATTCAGCAAAAAAAACATGGGATTATATTTTAGAGAATTACGAAGAAGATGTAAAAGATATTGATGTTTTAATAGCTCCGCATCATGGTCGAAAAACAGGGGGGAATGATGAATATTTAGATATATTAAACCCTAAATTAACATTATTTGGAAATGCGAAGAGCGAATATTTAGATTATTCATCCTGGAACAATAGAGGGTTAGAACATATTACAAATAATCAAGCAAACTGTATTATTATTAATACCAATGATGAAGGTGGAATGGATATATATGTGACATATGAAGTATTTGCTAAAAAACGTAATCCCTACACTTTTTATGATGAATCATATGGTGGTTGGTATATAATGACTATATAGGGGGATAATATTATGGAGGAACTTTTAACACAGATAATTGAGAAAATTTCGTCATATAATATTTTCAATAATTTATATCCTGGAATACTATTTATCTACTTGTTAAAATTTATGTTTAGAATAAATCTATTATCGGATAATTGGCTTGAGAATTTAGTAGTATTCTATTTTGTTGGTATGGTATTAAGTAGGATAGGATCAATCATAATTGAGCCAGTAATGAAAAAAATTAAATTAATAAAATATGCACCTTATCAGAACTATGTAAAAGCAAGTAGTATTGAACCTTTAGTGGATACGCTGTCAGAAGTTAACAATACATATAGAACATTGCTATCTACTTTTATATGCGCATTTTTGTTTAAATTAGGTACTAATATCAATAAGGTATGTCTAAAAAATGAGATTACTTTTTTACAAGAAAATAAGGATTGGATTCTCTTAATTTTGTTAATTCTATTGTTTGCTTCCTCGTATGTTAAACAAACAACTTATGTACGAAAAAGAGTAGAGTCTGTATTGAAAAGAAAAAATGTTGACAATTAGTGAAAACGTGTATTATCCGCAGTTACAGAGCCAGTGTTATCAACAGCGATAACAAAATGATAACATTAGCCCATATAGGCAGGATAATATGGATATATCAAATAATCAAAAGATTTACATACTCAACAGAGAATAATTACTAAATAAAATTGATTAGTATTTATCGAGTTCGAATAGCGGACATTTTGGTTGGAAATCCATATTTTCTAGGTACTTCCAACCTTTATTTTTACTATGTGATGTTAATTTGATGTTGAAAATAGAGCCAGTTACTTTCATTACTCAAAAAATAGTTGCAATGTTCGCACAAGTTATGTATAATAGACATTGTCGAGCGTTTATAAACTATTTGAAAAGATACGTTTGGTAACGTGTTCTGTTAATTGATAATAGACAAGCTTATTTGGGCACTGACTGCGTATGTTACGCATAAGTTAAAAATAAAGTACATATGCATAGTTGTGTGAAGAAATACATTGTTGCTAATTTAATCTAGGGTATCCTAAATGGCAGATGGGTATTTTGTGATAAATTGTAACTTTTGTGAAAGAAAGAATTACTAGAGTGTATTGATAGAGTCATTTTTATCAAGCAGGATGAGAAAGTATGGAGAATAAAACATAAAATGTGCGGAGGACAAAAATTATGGAGAATAAAAAACTAATAAGTGTGGCGCAGTGGACAATATATATTTTTTTGGTTATAATTGTATTATTACCGCTAGTATCATTATTTGTAAGTGTCTTGGCTCCCACTTTTTTTCCAAGTGCAGATATTAGTGGCTTTAAAGATTATATCGATGCATTTGCCATTATACTGAGTTTTTTATCTGTAGCATTAGGAGGATTTTCTATTTGGCAATCTCATGAAAGTGGAAAACAAGCAAATAAAGTGCTTGATTCTATTAATGATATAAAAATAAAACAAGATACTCTACTTGTAACATTGATGAGCACCAGTAATATTTCCTCCTCTGAAACTTTGGATAATTGGGTTCATGATGATGTTACAAAATAAAAAAGGAGGTGGTATCTATGTGTATGAAATATATTAATGCTAATGCAACTTGTTATAAATCAGTAGTTATGGATGGGGACAAAATTGTTTCGCTTAATGCCCCATTTGAAGTTATCAAGTCATCAAACGCAGAGGGGACGTTATTTATTGGGGATTTTTCCTTGGTAACACAAATTGATTTTTTAGGAACTAGCGATTCCGAGCATAAGCAAGCTAATCCTTTAGAGCAGAGAAGGACGATAGACTTCAAAATAAGACTCACAAGATGTTCTAAGGAGGAAGAGCGTCTTTGCGTTGATTTAGACAGTTTCTCAATTAATCTGTCAGAGATGTATAAAGATGGCAAATTTAGTACCGCATGCTTTGATTTTTTGAAATATACACGGATAACTAACGTAAAAAAAATTAATCTTGATGGTGGTAATGGTAAATATGTTGTTAAAATATTAATTAAAGATTCTGAGGAAAAAGAGTATTCCATACAGTCAATGACACAGTTAACTATAATGTAGTAAATTTCTGATGTTAAAAGTAGAAGGGAGTTGCTAAAGCGACTCCCTTTTAGATGCTGTATAAATGGAAGATACGTTTTTCTCGTATATTTTAATGAAGTATATATCGTTAAAACGAATTTAATTCACACATTTTCTGGTCTACGTAACTTATTCAATGTTTCAGCCAACTGCTGATCCTTGTCAGGGTACAGATGGGAATAAGTATCTAGTGTGGTTTTTACGGACTCATGCCCCAGGCGTTCAGCAATTTCCAGAGGAGTAAAGCCCATTTCTATAAGCATGCTTGCGTGTGAGTGTCTTAGGTCATGCACCCTTATAGGCGGCAGGCCTGCTTTTTCTGCAACTCTCTTAATTTCTTTATCCAGTGCAGATTTCGTGAAATAAAATATTCTGTCCCCTTTTTCAATGCCATAGAGTTTTGATACATATTCCTGAATATCATCATACAGAAAATCGGGTATGGATATGCATCTTTTAGCTTTTGGTGTCTTTGGTTCAAGAAATAGTTCCTCTCCTCTTATCTTCGCATAGTTCTTATTGATATCTACCCTTTTTGTAGGAAGAATATCTGCAGGGGTAAGTGCCAGCAACTCCCCGGAACGCATACCAGTATAGAAAAGCACATCAAACGCAAGTTTGACGGATGATTTCTGTATTGCATTGGAAAACTGCTCATATTGTTCCTGCGTCCAAATATGCATTTCATCAGCCTTGCTTTTTCCCATGCTACCGGCTGCCCTGCAGGGATTGGATGGAAGCTGGTAATGTGCCACGGCATAATTCATAAGGGCAGACAGTTGGTTATTGACAGTCTTAAGATATGTCTGTGAGAATGGTTTCCCTGTATCATCCCTGTATGAAATCAGTTCGTTCTGCCATTTGCGGACTTTGATGGTGTCAATATCACATACCTTCAGGTTCCCAAAATAGGGCAGCAGCTTTCCTTGTATGATGAAGCGTTTGTTTTCCATCGTTGTAGGTTTCAGGCGGTGTGATATATCCTCTAAATAGTTTTCTACAAGGGAAGAAAAAAGTATGTCACTTGTATTTTTTTCCTGATCCATAAAGGAGTATTCATATTCTTTGGCTTCACGCTGTGTCTTGAACCCACGTTTGCAGATATGCTTCTTCTTCCCGGTCCAGTCAGTGTAATAGAAATTGGCATACCACATGGATTTGCCATTTTTTAGGGTGTATTTATAGGCTGGCATTGATTTTCCCCTCTTTAATGTTAATTTGTTATATTTAAAAGTTGCGATAATATGTTATAATATGTTTAACAAGAGAGCCGAAGCTAGAGGATACCTAGCCCCCGGCAAAATAGTACTAAAATAGCGTCTTATCTTGTCAGGATGGGGACGCTGTTTTTCACGTATCAAAATAATCATAAGAGAAATTACTGCATACAACATAATTACAAATGCAAATAAATCACTGTATGTAACCATGGTCATCATTCCCTTTCGTAATGTCCGGGGATGAAGCATCGCCCAGTCGACTCTTTGGCCAAGTATACTATTTAGAGGTATCATTTGCTCAGTTAAATATATTATATGCATATTTCTATATGTGTTTGCATTATCGTGTAGGTACTGAGCTCCTTTCTGGAGTTAGATTACTATTGGCATAGAATCTAATTTATGATTTTTAGCTTTTTTCTAACATAGTCCTTAGTAATAGGTTCAGTATAATCAAAATATATAAGGGTAATTCCTTTCTCTTCGCATAGGCGTTTCTTTTTTACATCATTGGACTGTCTTTTTCTTAAGCCATCTTCTCCGCCCCAGTGCTTAACTGCTTGATAATGTTGGATCCCCTGATATTCAATACCGATAGCAAGTTCTTCTATAAATATATCTAGTTCTAACATTTCAAGCCATTTCCCGCGATAGTGGAATTGCACATTATACTCGGGAAATATACTACTGATAATATCAAAGAGGAGTTTCTCATGAATCCATTTTCCTCTACGGTTTTTTATCTCTGTCTCAGGATTAATCATCTTTATATCTGAAAATGTAGCACTTTTAAGGATATTTCGAATATAGCAGTCCAATTCATTGTGATATACAGGTTCTGAACCGATATAATACTCGCAATATTTCCAGTTTCGTATAAAAAATTCCATCTCTACCCAAGCTTTAAAATATTGATAACATTCTTGGATATCTCGTATATGAAATTCGTTCATAAACCCATTGCTTGCCGATGCTGAAATGTGTTCAGGGAATGCAGAACATAAGAGATATGCATTATTATACATATGGGAACGGTTTTCCCAGAATCTAACTACTATGGCACGAAATTCTTTTAGAGTGCCGTAATAGCCGTTGTAAGCTTCAACGAGGTAAGGCTTAGGTCTATTTGGGATTGTTATTTTAGGCTTAATCATATTATTTTCCATGCACCCTTCGGTACCACTCGAAGGGAATTATTTTCCCATGTTTTCGGTTCCTGTTTTCTTTAAAGGTTCATCTGCTGCAACAGATTCCTCATATCGTTGTTCTTTTATTAATTTTTTCGCTTCCCCAATTATTATATATTTGTTATCCTCATTAAGTGGTTTGAAAGAAGATAACATCTTCTCTTCCTGTTCGTCTATTTTACAAAGAAGATAGTCGGTAGAAACATTGAAGTAATTTGATAATTGCAATATGGTATTTATATGTGGTATAAAGCCATATTCTATCATGTAGTAGACTTCTTGACTTGACAATGCAAGTAGATTTTCCAAAAATGAATAGTTTGTTCCTATGGAGTTATTACATAGTTTCCTCAGTCTATCCGCTATTTGGTAATCATACTGAAAAGGTAACTTGTTATCCAAGTCCCTTTCCCTGCTATTATTAGTAAGTCCTAAAAGGCAATCTGTCGAGACGTCGCAAATCTCAGACAATGCAATCAGGACGGAATACGGAACTGCTTCTCTGTAGTCGATGTAATTCATTAGCGTGTTTTCTGATATTTCTAATTTATCAGCAACTTCCTTATAGCTTAATCCGGTTTTGGCAATCCAATGATTTATGGAGTGACTAAAACCTCCGGACTCGTGTTCTGGCACCGGAATATTTTGCCTCAGATCGTTTCCGAGCAAATAGTCAACAGAAACTCCAAATAAGCTCGACATTTTTATTAGAGTTTCATAAGAAGGTCTTCGATTGCTCCGCTCATATTTGCTAATGCTTTTTTGAGATATATTAAGTTTATTGGCTAATTCAGCCTGAGTTAAGCCGAGTCGTTCTCTTTCTTTTGTTATTCTGAAACCATACATATTAATCACCTCGTATTACAATGATACTCCTTTAAGGAGTAAAAAAAAACCGACAAATAGGAGTAAAAAAGGTTGACAATCTCCTGCAAGTAGTATATTATTACTACAATAAGGCGAATAAAGGAGGTGGCACTGTGAGAAATACACTCATTCAAGTAAGAGGAGATAGGACACAGGTGGATGTAGCTAACGAGATTGGGATTTCTCAAAAATATCTCTCTAAATTAGAGTTAGGTCAAAGAACGCCCAGTCTCAAAATAGCTGGACAGATTGCATCATACTACAAATGTAGCGTAGAAATGCTTTTTCCGGATATTTTTTTACCTAATCAATCGCCAAAAAGTAGTATTTAACTATATGATAGCACGAGAGGAGTGATAAGAAAATGTCAAACATAACGGCAAGAGTCAGAACCAACGTATTTTACAAGGCATGTTGTGTGGCATCAGCACACATGAGGAATATGTCTATGGCAGAATTTCAGAAATATATGCTGCGAAAGGGATGTTATATGACAGACAACATTGAAGATGTGGAAGCATACATCAGAAGAAAGTATCCAGGGCTCACAGATGCTGAAATCATGAGTGTAGCTAACTGTTGTGTTGTCTGCCTCAATTTGTAAATAAGGAAGGGGATAAACAAAATGTCAAACTTGACAGCAAACACCAAATCTAACGTATTTTATAAAGCCCGTTATGAAGCGGCAACGCATAACGAACAGTTGAGCAGCCGAGAAGGGGCTGCTGACATAATGTCCATTGACAGAGGCCGGCTTTATAGGATTGAAAGTGGAATAGCTAATCCATATCCTGAGGAAATTCACCTTATGGCAGATTTGTATAACGCCCCGGAACTGGAAAATTACTTCTGCAAAAATATATGTCCACTTGGTGGAGATATTCCAAAAGCGGAGATTGCAGACCTTGACCGAATTACGGTCAGAACATTATCGGCAATTCGGAAACTGGGAGAAACCAAGGAATTACTGCTTGACATTACGGAAGATGGAGTGATTGATGAATCTGAAAAGGAAGATATGGAAAAGGTTCTCCGAAACTTAGAAGAATTGGAACAGATTACACAGAACATGAAATTATGGATAAAGAAAAATATGTGATAAAAGGCTGACGGTATCACTGAGCCGAGCGAAAAGTGAGGACAGCCCGGCGGTATCACTGGCATATGAGGGATTGGAATTTTACATATTACTTGCTGACATTTGACAGCAAGTGACAACAAGTGTGTCCGTAATTCAATCCAAAGAGGAATCCGAATCCAAAGAGAAATCCAATCTGGATATATGTTTTGAGCAGACAGGAGGTGGCAATTTGTATTTAGCACAGAATTTGAAATACCTGCGTGAGCGTAATGGGGAATTACAAAAAGATATGTGTGAGTTGCTTGGCGTAACAGAAGCGACAATGAGCAAGTATGAAAGCGGATATATCGAGCCAGATATAGAGAAGCTGATAACGCTTGCAGATCATTTCGGAGTAACGATAAATGACTTGCTCAGAAATGATTTGTGCCCTAAACCCATGTATGCAAGAAACTTGAAGCATCTTCGCAAAAAGCATGGAATGTCGCAGAAGGACGTAGCAGATTTGTTGAAAATGGGACGGGCAGCGGTTTCCCTTTATGAAATTGGTTATAGGGAAATGAGCATCGAAGATTTGACGATACTGGCAGATTATTTTGGTGTCACGCTGGATCAGATGGTAAAACAAGATTTATCAAAGGAGAAGTGATGTGTATGCAGGGAAAAAGAATTACGCCCGAGCGAGGAAAGGTTTATAAGAACAAAGGCGGTGGAAAATTTTTTTGCATTCGTGGTTATAGAAATAATGCGGTAATGCAGAATGTTGCTAGCAAATGGACTTTCAAGGCAAATGGAGTAATCCAATATGAGGATGGAACCATTGAATGGGATTATTCCACAGGCGGGCATTTTAATAGCGGAAATAAGGTTTACGGCTGATTGGAGGCGGTGGCTATGCTGGTCATTAAAACTGAATTGGGAAATTTTGGGAATCCAAAAGACCTGCTGCATTACATGAAAACGGAATGTATTACAAAGGTACATGTCAAGGTGCAGTATTGCTTTGAGGATGTGTTTGAAAAGGATATGGGCATGGGAGATGTCCAGAAGTGGGCAGCAACGTTTATCAGCCCTATTGCCGGATCTTTGGAAGATGCAATCAGATGGCTGAGGTTAGGGGGTGAATAGCATGGAAGGATTGGCGATGGAACCAGGGGTTGTACGGAAAAGTACACGTATATTTGTCACTCAGGAAGATGTGGCAGTGCTCCTTGGATGTGGGAAAAGTAAGGCATATAACATTGTCCGTGAAGTGAATGAGCAGGCCAGGAAGAATGGGAACCATCCATTTCCGGCAGGAAAAGCAAACAAGTATCTGTTTTCGGATATTTTTGATATCCCTATGGATGAAGTGGATAAGGTTATCAACGGAGAATAGGAGGTGCGATATGGCTTATTATAACACTTGCCCAAATTGTGGTTCTAATCTGGACCCGGGCGAGAGGTGCGAATGTGAAAATGAAAAGGCAAAAGAACAGGAGAAGAAGCAGGAATTTTTCAACAGACATTTGAAAATGGAACCGGGAGCCGGACAGCTTGCGTTCGTGTTCGACAGCAGGGAGGGCCGCTATGAAAAGAAGATGTGTATTTAGCGTTGCTATTGTTATAACGCTTGCTGCTCTGTCAGCTGTGGCATTTGCAAGCAGTCTGGATGGAATGCCGGCGAATGAAAATCCAGGGCAAAGACCGGCGTCTGAAGCTGCAGCTACCGCAGAGCCGGAAACAACAAGCGGGACAAGGCAGGCAGTGATAGAAGTTGCCCCTGCTGAGGAACCTATAGAAGCACCTTATCAGTCTGTTATTGCTAGTTTGGATTGGGGTGCAGAAGAATCCTATTTACTCGCAAAATTGGCTATGGCAGAGGCGGAGAGTGAGGATATAGAGGGAAAGGCCCTGGTAATGCTGGTGGTACTTAACCGGGTTTCGGATGATGAAGAATTTCCGGACACTATTGAAGAAGTGATATATCAGCCGGGACAGTTCAGCCCTATAAGCAATGGAAGGTTCGGCAAAGTTGAGCCTGATGCGGACTGTTGGGCAGCATTGGATTTAATAATGCAGGATAAATGGGATGGGAGTTATGGTGCCACTTACTTTGAGAGTAAGAGTGAATCCACATGGCATAGCGAAAACCTTACATTCCTGTTCCGTCATGGAAAGCATTATTTTTACATAGACAAGGAGGGAGATGGTGATTAGAAGAAAGATTATAAAAAACTTGGCAGCCGTTGTATATACTCTGGCAATAACATTTGCTATCGGAAAATGGTCTATCCATGCGGCATATATCGAAAGGGGATATAAGGCGGTTGGTGGAGAATATTGTCTTATATTTATGGCTTGCTGGATGGCATGGAAAACAATCAACTATTTATTCAAAACATTGGAGGGATTCAAACATGGGCGGAGTTGTAAAAAAGGGAGAAGTAGAGGAACTTCTCGGATGCATGGTAACAGATGAACAGTTCAATGAGGCATTGGAGTATGCCAGAAGGAAGCAGAAGTACATACACAGCCAGGAACACAGTACGGTAGTACTACAGCACTGGTATCTCGTAAAGCTGACGGAGGAATATGTCAGAAACCTTGCTTTCTCAAAATTCACTATGGATTTATGCAGCGCACTGCGTGATATGGAAAAAGAGCACCCGGTAAAAAACCAGAGCGCCCCTACGAGTAACCATATTGTAACAGTTTCTGTTTTATAAATCAAGTAAAAAATGCAATATGGAGGTAAAAAATCTATGAATGAATTATCAATCGTTAAAGAATTTCCCAAAGAAAAATACAATCTGCTGTGCAACACGGACACGATTGCTTCCATTCCGGATATTAAGTCACCAGTGGTGCAGTCTGTGAAATTGGAAACAGACCTTTCAAAAGGGGAGGTATATATCCACCAGAAGGCGAAAAAAGAGTGGACTGACCAAAACGGCAAGTACCATCCTGCAACGCCCGCCCTGTATGCCATCACAAAAAACGGGTTAAAAAAGCTTGCTGACGGGGCCGGCATAAAAATGGTATCCAGTGAACATGTAATCCCGGCTACCTGCCAGAAATGTGTTGCTGTCAACCGGAATAGCGGGAAGGTTGTCCAGTGTGGCAACTGCAGGAACAAAGATGTGGCATTCCGGGTGACCATATCCGTCCCGCAGCTTACCGGGGAAATCCTAACAGTATCTGATACAAACGAAATTATCGTAGAAAATTCGACTGTAGGGATGACAGACAGCCAGAAAAAGGAGTTTATGAAATACCTGCCACAGATTTGTGAGGCAAAGGCTTTGAATGGGGCTATCCGGACTGCGCTCCATTTAAAGGGGACATATACGCTGGAGGAACTGCAGAAGCCTTTTGTAGTGGCATACCTTGTGCCCAATCTGGATAACGAGGAAGTTAAGCGTGCTGCCATTGATAATATGTTCCAGTCTTCCGGGCGCCTTTTTGGAGATGTTCCAACGGTTCAGCAGATAGAAACCCGCCCTCCGGAAGGAAATCCGGAGCAGAGTGCTGCGGAAGGGGATTATGACAGTTATGTGGATGGGACATATACGGAGATGGAGAATGTGCCACAGGCTGATCCTTCTCCGCAGAACCAGATGACTGAAGAACAGAGGAATGATTTCTATTGTGATATATGTGGGATTTCAATAGAGGAAAAGGTCTGGGATTATTCAGTGCAGCATTATGAACGGCCGCTTTGCTATAAGTGCCAGAGGAAGGTAAGGGGGAATGGAAAATGATTAAGATTTTGCATACTGCGGACTGGCATCTGGGTTCACCCAGAAGCCCAATGAAGGACGGGGTAAATCTCCGGGCAGAAGACACAAAGCGGTGCCTTGATGAACTGGTAAGAATAGCCAGATTGGAACGGCCGGATTATGTACTTATATCTGGCGATGTCTTTGATGTTGGCCGGTTATTGTCCGACAGGTGCTGTGAGGAAATCATCACGGCTGTTCATTATATCAGAGAACTGGCGGAAGTATCAAAGCAGGTAGTTGTCATGCGTGGCACACCGAACCATGACGGGGCAGGACAATTTAATGTTCTGGGAGAAATGTTTTTTAAGTTTCCGAATGTTCATATTGTGGCTGATCCGATGGTGCTTTCCTTTAATGATGTGGATATTGCGGTATTGCCGGGATTTGACAGGGGAACATACAGGGCAAATCATCCGGGACTGTCCAGTGATGAAGAAAATGAGGTATTTACACAGGAGCTTGCAAACATTGTTACCGGATTAAAGGCGCAGTGCGAACCAAATAAGAAGAGCGTACTCATGGCACATTATACGGTACCCGGATGCAATACGGAGAGTGGGCAGACAATGATGCTGACACAGTTTGAGCCGATTATTCCGCAGGAGGCATTGATGGCCGCGGGGTATGACCTGGTAGCTTTGGGACATATCCACAGGCCGCAGAAGATATTACAGCATGACTGGTACTATTCCGGCGCAATAAATGCCATGAATTTTAATGATGAAGGGCAGGAGCGTGGATTCTGGATTCATACGGATATGCCATTCAATGGATGGGACAGCAGGTTTTTTAAGACACCAATCAGGGAATTTATCACATTTGACTTTACAGATACGGACATTACAGCTATCAACCTTGGACATATTGACGAGGTGGCATTTAATTACTGGAGATATAACGGAGCAGTGCAGGATAAGATTGTCCGCATCCATTACAGTTGTTCAGAGGAAAATGCAAAAGCCTATAAAATGAATGAGGCACTGTTAGAAAGAACATTGCTTGAAGATGGGGCTTTCATGCTATGGGAAAACCTTCCGGATCGAATTGACGAATTTGCAAACAGGACAGAGCTTATCAAAACAACGGATCCCGAAGTAAATCTCATTAAATATCTGGAAGAAAAGCAGGTGAAGCCGGAAAAGGTACAGGAGCTGGTGCTGAAGGCAAGACCGATTATTGCAGAGGCAGAGGCGAGTGTGACTGCAGCTGCTAATACCGGAACATTTGAACCGGTGGAAATTGCAGTTAAGAATTACCGCAATTATGTGGAAGAAACCTTTAATTTTGAGGATATTACATTCTGTACTATCAATGGGCAGAATGGAGCCGGAAAAAGCAGTCTGTTTATGGATGCCATTATTGATTGCCTTTTCGAGGAACCGAGAGAGGGTGTTATCAAAGACGATACCGGAAAATCCCCTTGGCTTAGAAATGATGAAAAGGCACGTTCTGGTTCAATCATGTTCACATTCCGCATAGGCGAGAAGAAATACCGGGTAACAAGGACAAGGGCACGTTCCGGGAAAGGTACTTTGAATATTGCTCTGTTTGTGGATGGGGAATGGAAAGACTGCTCCAAGGAACGTTACAACGATACTCAGCAGGAGATTTTGAATATTCTTGGTATGGATAGCTTTACCTTTAAATCATGTGCGCTCATCATGCAGGATCAGTATGGTTTATTCCTGCAGGCCAGACCAGAGGAACGTGTGGAAGTGCTCGGCACACTTCTTGGATTAGGGGTGTACCAAATCATGGAGAAAATTGCTTTCGATGCAGCAAAAGTAAATGGCGCAAAAGGCAGGGAATTGAAACAGGAGATTGAAGTTCACAACAGAACGATTGCTGAATTTGGAAAGCCTGATGAAGAACTTGAAATGTGCAAGACAGAACTGGCAGGGTACGAGAGTAGCTTACAGGCAAAGCTTGCAGAGAGAGACCAGCAGAAACTTATCCTTGCAAACCAGCAGGCCGCCGCAGAAAGGCGGGCAAAGCTGTTGGCATCTATTACTACTCTGCAGGGTAAAAAGGCGGCGACAGAGCAAAACAGATCTGCTCAGCAGGACATTGTTGCAACCAGCACAGCAATTCTATCTGGTAAAGCGGAGATTGAGGCAAAGGTAGCTGAATACAACGAACTTCTTGAAAAGCAGAAGGAGTTATCGGCCGGGGCAACCTTATATTCGTCTAAATTGGCAGAGCTTACTGATTTGGAAAATCAGATTAAACAGTTAGAAAGCCAGCTTTCACAGTTGAAGATAAAGCTGCATGGAGAAGAAAGTCGAAAAGCGGCTCTGGAGGTGCCTGTTGATGAAACACTTATCCGTAACAATGTTGCTGAATATGAAAAGTATAGCGAATTGCTCCGTCAGATGAAGGAATTGCAGACTATATGGATTGAGGCGAAGTCAAACAGAGATAAAAAAGCCTACTCAGTAGATAGCAAGAAAGCCTATATCAATCAGGAAATACAGAGGTTGAATGGCAAGAAGTCTGACCTGGAGAGAAGAACAGAGTTATTGCAGAACTCCGGTTGTTCCAATATCGATAATGCAGAATGTAGATTCCTTGCAGATGCTTTAGATGCCAAGAAACAGATTCCGGTAATCGAAAATGAGATTGCCGCATTTGAGCAGGAACAATTACCGCTGTTACAGGGTTTATACGCAGATGTAGATGAAGCAGAAAAAGCCGTTGCTAGTATCGGATATGATGAAACCTTGCTTGTGGAATATTCCACAAGGGTACAGTCACTTGCCGGATTTCCTGCACAGCTGAAAGCAATTGAAGAGAGAGCGAACCAAATTGCCTTAATTTCAGCATCTATCCGGCATATACAGTCAAATATATCTGATTGTGAAAACAGGCTTGCTACGGTCAAATTAAAGGCTGCTGAGGTCACACAGGAACGAAGTAACTACGCCAAAGCATTTGAGGAACACACCATTGTCAATAGCAACATTCTTTCTCTGAAGCCTTGGCTTGAAAAAGAAAAGGAAATACCTGTTGCGCAGGAAAGATATGCCACAGCACTTACCAGAGTATCCGAACTTACAGTTGAGATTTCCAATATTGATAATGAAATTGCCGAAAAGCAGGCAGAGGCAGATAAGGAAATACAAGCCATGGCCGGAATAGAAGAACTCACCGGAATTGTCGCCAAGATGAATGCAGATGTGGATGCCTTTAATTCACTGGTAAAAGAAAAGCAGATGAAAATCGGTGCTTTGCAACAGAAAGCAGAACAGATTGCCAAGCTGAAAAAAGAGATCGTGGCATTGCAGGAGCGGCAGACGGAGTATGCGAAGGAAACAGCGGATTATGATGTATTAAAGGTAGCGTTTAGCCAGAGTGGTGTACCCCATCAGATTATACGGTCAATAATTCCGCAGCTGACAGCAACCTCAAATACAATTCTCGGACAAATGACTGGTGGCAAAATGGGTGTTGAGTTCCGCTTGGAGAGATTGCAGAAGAATGGAAAGGAAAAAGTGTCACTGGATATTTTCATAGAGGAATATGGGAAGTCGGTACTGCCGTATCTGTCAAAGTCCGGCGGGGAAAAGGTGAAGTCTTCCCTGTCAGTTATCCTTGCACTGGCTGAAATTAAATCATCATCTGCTGGGATCCAGCTCGGAATGCTCTTTATTGATGAGCCACCTTTCTTGGATGGGGACGGAATTCAGGCATATTGTGACTCGTTGGAAACCATACAGAACAGGTACCCCAATATTAAGATTATGGCAATTACACATGACCCGATGATGAAGGCAAGGTTCCCACAGAGCCTTGATATTGTAAAGACAGACGAAGGAAGCAGGGTGGTTTATTAGGAGGTATGGCATGGCGGACAATAAAAAATATTACTATCTGAAACTGAAAGAAGGATTTTTTGAATCAGATGAATTAAAAATCCTGCAGTCTATGCCGGATGGATACTTGTATAGTGATATTTTGCTCAAGTTGTATTTAAGGAGCCTCAGTAATGGTGGGCGGTTGATGTATAAAGATGTAATTCCCTATACATCATCCATTCTTGCAACGTTAACAGGGCATCAGGTAGGTACTGTAGAAAAAGCAGTAGAAACATTAAAACAGTTAGGCCTTATTGAAATTTTGGATAACGGGGCTATTTATATGATGGATATTCAAAATTTTATAGGTCAGAGCTCTACTGAAGCAGACAGAAAAAGGGATTACAGAAAGCGGATAGATGCTGAAAAAATGGCTATTTGTGATAACTCTTGTGGACAAATGTCCGGACAAACAGTAGGACAAATGTCCAAAGATATAGAGGACAAATCTCCACCAGATATTAGAGATAGAGATAAGAGTATAGAGAATAGAGATAGAGATAATATAAATACTTTTGCTCAGAGCTCTGGCAACCAGGCCTCTGAACTTCAGGAAGAGCCATTTATCACACTGCAGCTGAACACAGGGGAAGAGCATCCTGTTTACGACAAGGAGATAAAGGGATGGGAAGAACTGTATCCTGCAGTTGATGTCCGGCAGCAGCTTAGGAGCATGAAAGGCTGGCTGTTAGCAAATCCGGCTAAACGGAAAACCAGAAGAGGGATTAACCGTTTTATTAATAACTGGCTTTCCAGAAAGCAGGATAGGGGACATGGAAAATATGATGCAAAGAGCAGTTACCAACAGGTAGCAGGCCAGAGCGGTTATTCACCAGAACTGTTAGAACAGCTGATAAACGAAAGCAGGGGTGATCTAGGTGGATAATCTGGAAAGGTATCTTAAGGCGCATCCATCACTGGAACGCAGAAACGCCGCTCTCCCAATGCAATACAATTGTCCTGAGTGTTGTGATACGGGCTGGATAATGGTTGATGATGGGGGGCACGGAACAGCAAAGAGATGCAAATGTATGGCAGCTGACAGGATTAATGCATTGATAAAACAGAGCGAATTGCCGGAGGAATTTCTGAACAAAGATTTTAACATGTATGAGGACAGGAACCATCCGCAATTAATTGCGGCAAAAAATAAAGCAGTCAGGTATGTGCATGATTTCAAGAGGATTGAAAATGAAAGAGGCAATTCCATACTTTTTTGCGGGCAAGTTGGTTCTGGAAAAACGCATTTAGGGACAGCCATATGCAGGCGTTTGATAGGCAATGGGATAGCAGTCAGGTATATGCCATACCGGAATACTGTTACAAAAATAAAGCAGATTGTGACGGATGAAGCCAGTTATGGCAATGAGCTGGATAAATATAAAAAATCAAGGGTGTTGTATATTGATGATTTATATAAGGGGAAGCTAACGGATGCAGATATAAATATAATTTATGAATTGGTCAATTACCGCTATATGAACCAATTGCCGCTTATTATTACTACAGAAAAAAATATTGCCAGCCTGCTGGATTTTGATGAAGCAATTGCATCCAGAGTCATTGAAATGTGCAGGGGAAATATTGTGCAGTTTAAGGGGAAGGAACTGAATTACCGCATGATTTTATAAAAACGAATCTGGTGGAAAAAAGATGGAACCGCAACCACGTTAAAAACAGTGGAAAAAGAGCACTTTTATATGTTTTTCTATTTAGATGAAAAGGAGGGCAACTATGGAAATGAAAGGATTTAATGAAAATGAGATTTCCGAACGGAATAAAGAAGCTCTGAAGTCTGGAACATGGCAAATGGCAAGGGAAGCAATGAATGCAGAGGTGCAGCATTTTACAGAGGCGCCGGAGATTCAACCTTTCGCTATAGAGAAAGTAAGTAAAAATGATAATGTCTATGGGGTTGTATGGGGGAATGTTGTCAGGGAATATCTCAAAATGGCATATTCTGGGGAAAATGCGCAGGCGGATGTTATATCAGATGGCATTACATATAAGGTCTTGAAGCGTGAAGAAGTGACAGCTTTCTATGATGCGGATGGCAACACACTTTTTGATGTGGAAAATAAGCGGCTTGAAAAGGAATATGAATGGTTGATGAATGACAACGCGAAAGCAGATGCTGAAATTTCAAAATTAGAGGGGAGCGAAACAGATGTGGCCCAAAAAGAAAATGCAGAAATGGTTAAAGAAGAAACAGATACGAAAATTGGCGAGGCTTCGAAGACTGGGCATGCAGAGGATGAAAAAGAGGGTTCATCGGCTGATAAGACAGAAAGTGTGAAGTCCTATAGTAGTGGCGAAGAAAAACTCATTGCAGAAGAAGATGAAATGATTGCTTCTGTAAAGCCAGAGTTCAAAAAGATAATGCAGGCACAGATGGACTTGATATTCAAGGAACTGATCAGCTGGACTAAGCAGGATCCGGAGTTTGAGAAAAAAGTTTTGCTTAATCATAAGAGTATGAAACGCTGCATGAAATTTTGCGCTGATAAGGCTATGGGGCTTAGAGAACCGTCCGACCAGGAGAAAGCTGCCGCTAGAAACAATAATATTCCAATCATGACACCAGTGGGGAGTGACATGCTTTTTGAATGGATTAAGGAATATTATGACAAAGACGATAAGGCAGAGGTTGAAAAAGAGAAAAAGGCGGCTGCAGCTCAAAAGAAATCTGCTGACCAAAAGAAAGCTGTTGGAAAGAAAAAAGCGGCTTCCAAAGAAACCGTTTCAAAAAAGCAGGAGAAAAAACCTGTGGAAAAGAAAGAGGATACGAAAGCGGCAGGCTCTCCGAAAAAGCAAGACAAATTTGTAAATGGACAAATTTCCATGTTCGATTTGCTTGATGTATAAGGAGGGCAACATGATTAAGGCATATAAGGGATTTAATAAAGATCTGACATGCACGATGGGGCATGGGAGGTTTCAGTATAAAGAAAACGAATGGATGGAGGAGCCAGAAGCGAACTGTGTGAGGAATGGTTTTCACTGTTGCTACAATCCGCTGGATTGTCTGTCATATTATCTGGATTTCAGCAAATCTACATATTATGTCGTCAATGCTGACGGGGATATACATGAGGATGGAAGTGATACTAAAATCGCATGCACCAGAATTAAATTAGTGAAAAAGCTGACAATGGAGGAATTTGTTGCACATGCTCTGATTTATATGTCGGACCATCCATACCTGAAAACAAATAGCATAGTGAAAAGCGAAAGCGCCTATGGTGAAGCTCGGGATGGTTTTTGGATAGTAAGGGGAAAGAACCCTAGATGCATGGCGCCGATTGGAACCATTGTTGGCATGGCGCAGGAGGCGATAGACAGTAAGGAAATTGTGGCAATGACAGTTTATAAGGTGGATGGGGAAAGTTATCTGCAGGATGTTGCCTATCTGGTAAATGGAGAGGAGGCGGTATCTTGAAAAGGAAACTGATTGAGAAAATACCATGGCAATCTACAGGAGAGAAAGAAAAAATGTTCGTCGTTGCCAAAGTACATAACATTGGCGGTGAAGACGTACTCATTATTGATTTTGCTCTGGATAAGCCGATAGTTCGGATTGCGCTATCGCACAATGATTTTGAAAACTATATACCAGAAGAAAGTCCATGCACAAATGTTCCACGATGGGGAAGGAGGCAATATGACGATTTCCGGCATGGCAACGGATTCTATCTTCCTTACAATATGTATCGCAACTGGAAGACACTGGCGGACAGGGAAACGGCCGATACCATTCATCGGTTTGTGTACGGCGAGGATGATAGGTTTCATACGGATTGGAATTGTGATATCGATCATCTGCAGCGTGAAATTTATTGTTACAAACAAGAGCAGGCAGAGATTCGCCGGTATGAACGACTTGAAAAGAAAATGGCTACGGTACCAGAACCGACCGAAGGATTTAAAAACTGGGCAATGACTTTTGTGGAAGAGCATGTAATGTATATGCTGCCATTCCACAAAAAGAAAACCACAAAGGCAACCTGTTCTGCCTGCCAGAGCGAGCATGAATATGATAAGGGCAAAATACAACCCAAACAAATAATAGCCTGCCCGTCCTGCGGGGCAGAATGTACAGTTAAGCGAGTGGATTATAAAAACTGCAATCCCATCCCTGGTTATCAATTCAGAAAAGAAGTTCTGTTGTTCCAAAAGATTGGTGAGGAATTCTGCGAAAGACATTTCTATGCAACACGATGGGTGGACTTTTCTGGAGAGGAAACTAGACTGACGGAAATAGGGCGCATATTCTATCCGATTGGAAAGTACAATCCGAGCTGGAATGGAGATCTGACATATGGATTAAGAGGAAAAGGGCGTACGTACTTCAATAAATATAATCCATGGAGCGGCAAGGAGTTTTGGGATGATAAGAACCTTTCTGGAATGTCAAACATAATCCTTTGTCCTGGTCCAGTCTATCCAAGAACAATAAACAAGAAAATGTTCGAGGGTACTAGATATCAGTATTGTGCAATGGAGCTGATTAGAAACGAAAAAGGTTTTACGCCAATCGGCTATTTGGAAAAATTCAATCAAATGCCACAGAAAATGGAAATGATGGTTAAGACTGGGTTGCTGCGAATGGCACTTGAAATTACCAAATATGAATTCAAAGGCTCCGGAAAACCATGGGAGCAGATGGGGATAACAAAGAAACATATGAACCGGCTCAGGGATATCAATGGCGGACACAGAGCTTTACTCTGGATGCGTTATGAAGAAGGAACTGGAAAAGCTGTGGATGATGAAACTATAAGGTATTTTGAGAGAGAAAAAATCGATCCTGATGATATTGCTTTTATTTCAGACAGGATGTCAGAGCGAAAAATAATGAATTACATCATCCGGCAACGCAAGCAGCGGAAATCAAAAACCGAAGAGGTGCTGATTCTTTGGAGAGATTATCTGTCAATGGCAATGCGGATGAAAATGGATGTTCAGCAGGAACTTATATTTAAGCCGAGGGATGTAAAGAGGGCTCATGATGATTTGGTAAAACTATGCGGCGGCGCCGATGTAGCAAAGCGTGCCGGCGAGATTATTCAAAAGTTCCCAGATGTGGATGAAATCCTGCAGTCCATCAAAGACAAATATGAGTATATGGATGATCAATACGCTTTGGTCGTACCGGAAAAAATTGAGGGAATTATATACGAAGGCAGGAAACTAGGTCATTGTCTCGACAAAAGCGATATTTATTTTGATCGAATCCAGAGGAGAGAATCCTTCATTGTTTTTCTTCGTAAAGCGGAGGATATCGAAAAACCATATTACACATTGGAGATTGAGCCTGACGGAACAACAAGACAGAAGCGAACCACAGGAGATCGGCAAGACAAAGACTTCCAGGAGGCAGTGTCATTTATCCGAAAGTGGCAAAGAGAGGTTAAAAAGCGTCTTAATAGGGCGGATAAGGAGCTTGCGGCACAGTCTGCAGAGTTGAGGGAAAAAGAGTTCGAGGAGCTCCGAAAGAACCAGACAAAGGTGTGGCATGGAGCGTTGGCCGGGAAATTGCTTGTCGATGTTCTTGAAGCGGATTTGATGGTAGCAAACGGATAGGAGGGCTTATGGAAAAACATAAAACCAAGAATTTACTCCAGAAACTTAATGATGAAGATAGAAATACCCTCTGTTGCCTGCTGATTAAAGCTGGGTATGCGGTCAGAATCGGTGAGGAGCGTCTTGAAGGCAAGGGGCAGACAATGTATTTTGTTGAATTTTGGGAGGTGGCTGATGATAAAGAAGAGAAAGGCTAGAAAACCTATCACTAGGATAAGGACTTACCTGAAATATGGATTTGTAATAACAGAGCATGAATACCAGCACTGTCCAAGGTGTAATCACATCTTAAATGCAGGCCCTAATTATCAACCTAAATACTGTGACCAGTGCGGACAGAAGCTCAATTTCTTCGGAATCAGATGGAAAGAAGATGTGCAATTAGGTTATGCGAAAAGAGGTGAAGCTTATGAATCGGTCTAAAATCGAATGGTGCGACCATACATGGAATCCCATTACTGGATGTCGGCATGAATGTCCGTATTGCTATGCAAGAACCATGGCTGCCAGATTTGCAGGAGATGTGAGACTGAATAAAATGGCTAAGGCAGATTATCAGCTGGTAAAGGCAGAAGACGGATCAGAGGAGATCTATTATCTGGAAAAGCCTATGCTGAATGAAACAGGGAAAGCGTTGGTATATCCGTTTGGATTTGAGCCCACATATCACAGATACCGTATGGATACGCTCGATAAGTTAAAAATGGGAAACAACATTTTCGTTGGGGCAATGGCAGATGTTTTCGGAGCATGGGTACCGGAAAAATGGATTACAGATATTTTTGATGTATGTACGAAGCGGCCGCAACACAATTATATGTTCCTCACAAAGAATGCGGAAAGATATCTGGAATTATATTCAGCAGGGAAGCTTCCGGAAACAGATAATCTGTTTTATGGGGCAACCATAACGCAAGGCCTGCAGTTAGAAAGAGCCACCAAAGTATTTGTAGAATTGCCAGATAGGTTTCATACATTTTTCAGCATAGAACCTATTCTTGAGGATATAGCTGCAAAAGAAATCTGGCAGGAGGCAGTCTTTCAAACGGATTGGATAATCATAGGGGCACAGACAGGCCGGAGTAAAGATAAAGTGATACCAGAGATGGATTGGATAGAGAAAATTGTGGAAAGTGCGGATGCGGCATGTGGTGTGCCGGTATTTATGAAAGACAGCCTTATTCCAATCATGGGAGAGCCGGATATGCGGAGAGATTTTCCGAAGCAGCTCCAACACTCCGAGATAAGCCCTAAGATGAAAAAGAAATTGTTTGATGTATGCGCTGAGTGTAAAGCCCATTTGAAGAAAAGCGAAATGATTACATTGCTGGCAAGGTCAAAACGGGGAGAGCAGCCAAAACAGTTTGGGTTTATGTGCAGGGAGTGTTTTCAGAAGTATTGTAAAAAGATGGGTTTGGCTGTACCAAAATTGGAAGAAATGATAAGCAGTATTGTTTTAAAAAAGGAGGATGAATAGAAATGGCAGAAAACTGTAAAAAAGAAATTGTGGATTTGTTGGTTAGTACAGGAAGGGAGAATATGGATAAGCTGATTTTACATATGGATGAAAATGGTTTTTTCACATCACCATGTAGTGGCAGCTATCATCTTGCTTATGAAGGGGGGCTTGCTGAGCATAGCTTGAACGTGTGCAGGGCAGCTTTTAAGCTGTTGGATACACTTGGGCCGGATATGCCAAAAGACAGGCAGATACCAAAAGAGTCTGTTATTATTGCATCTATTCTTCATGATTTAGGAAAGATGGGGCAGTTTGGAAAACAGAACTATATTCCAAATATGTTGAAAGGACGGGCAACGAAAGCAAATCCTCATCCTGAACCTCAGCAATCGGAGAAAAAACCGTTTGTGACCAATCCGGAGTTGCTGTATGTGGACCATGAAATCCGGAGCATTCAGATAGCATCACAATTTATTGAACTAAAAGAGGAAGAAAGCTTTGCAATACTCAATCATAACGGAATGTATAGCAATTTAAGATATGCATATTCCGGAAAGGAAACACCTTTGAATCTGATTATCCATTGGGCTGATATGTGGGCAGCGAGAGTAATTGAGATTGAGGGCATCTATGATGATGCCAAGGGGGAGTAAAACCAGTTTATATGTGAGGAAGTCATTCTAACTAAGCAATTATTTGTTGCGCATAAGGAAAGGAGAGGGACTATGGCGAAAAGAAGCTGCAGGCGGACAGTAGATGAGAGCAGGATGCATGAAAAGGCTGTAAAAATGCGGAAAATGACGGATGAACAACTGGTGCATTATGTAGAGGACAGGGTGGAAAAGGCAAGAAGTGAGGGCTTTAATCGTGGGAAGGAACAGAGACAGCCTATCAATATCATGGAGCTTATTAGTGCTATTGGTAATGTAAGAGGCATCGGGGAAAGCAAGTTGGCAGATATTAAGGCTATCCTGGAAAAGCATTTGGAGGTGGGAGATGGTGGCTGATCCAAGAAGACAGATAATTGGGAGACGAAGCAAGGCATCCGGGGACGCCTTTGAACGTTGGCTGTCAAATGCCTGTGAGTTTTATCTGCGGAACGGCTGGGCACACATAGAGAAGACACCGGAACCTTTTCATATTACAGGTAAAGATAAAAACGGAGTTGTCCGGGGATACTACGAGAAAAAGGGACAACCAGACTATAAAGGTATTTTATGTGATGGAACCGGTATTATGTTCGAGGCAAAACATACGGATTCTGACAGAATAAATCAGGCTGTTATTACTGACATGCAATGGAAAAGCCTTGATATATATGAAAAATTTGGCGCCCACTGCTATGTGATGGTATCCTTGGGGCTGATGAAATTTTATAGAGTTCCATGGGATATTTGGAAAAGGATGAAAGAACTGCTTGGCCATAAGTTTATGACAGAGCAGGAGCTGGAACCATATAGGCTGTTGGAAAGGCAATGCATAATTCTTATTTTGGAAGGAGTGGAACTAAAAGATGGTTATACAGAAAAAAGAACTTGCAGCAAAGATAAACAAAATTAAAGGGGTGGTTCCAAAGAAAAGCACAATGCCAGTTTTACAGGGCATTTTAGTAAAGGGAGGATATTTAATTGCCAATAATATGGAAACGACCGTCAAGGCGAAGATAGAGGGTGCAGGGGACGAATGTTTTATCATTCCGGAGAGAGCCTTTGACCTTATCAGCAATCTTCCGGATGGGGAAGTAGAGATTTCTGTTACGGCTCAAAATACCATAACAATTAAGGCAGATAAAATTAAGAATAAATATCAGACAATGGATCCGGAACAGTTTCCAGATACAGCAACACAAAAGACTGAAAATCAGATGACAATTAAAGCAAATATACTTTTAGAATCCATGAAACGTGTGTCCTATGCGGTGCCGGCACAGGGAAATAATGCGGTGATGTCTTCCATGTGTCTGCAGGCGGCAGACGGTCAGCTGAATTTTGTAGGGTTGGATGGGCATGTTTTGGCATGGGACAGGGTGGACTATGACGGAGATTTTGAACTGCTGATACCAAAGAATACGGTAGATAAACTGAAATCGCTTGGATTGACGGGGGATGTTCAGATAACGCACAACAAGACTGGGGCAGTATTTATCACAGAGGATTTTGAGGTTTACACCAGACTGATTGAAGGAAAGTATTTCAAATACCAGACTATGTTCAAGGAACTGCCATTACATACTGTTGTATCGAGAACGGAGCTGCTGGATGCCATGACAAGGGCAAAGATGTGTACCGAGGAAAGGTGCCCAGTTAGATTTGAAATGCAGGAGGATCAGTTAAATTTGAGCATTAAGGATAAGACTACAGATTACCATGAAACAGTGGATTTGCAGGAAAAACTTTCACAGCCTCTTACAATCGGATTTGATGCCAGATTGGTACTGGAAACATTAAAGGCTTTTGGCTGTGACAATGTTGGTATCTCTCTTGAAGGTCCTAAAATGCCTATGATTGTTGAAGCTGAGGATAGCGATTTTAAGACAATCGTTCTTCCTGTAGCAATAAATTAAGCACCATGTAACAGTACCGAATTTTGGTCTCACAGGAAAAATATATCACGAAATAAAGCAGGGCGGTGGGTGCTGCCGCCCGGAAAGGAGCAGTTATGGTAACTATAATTCTTATGGTTATTGCGGTGATTCTGTTTTTAGGAATAATGGGCGATAATGAGAAGTTTAATAAACGGACCTATTGCTTTGGCTTCATTGCCTGCGTGGTGGCAGTTGTAGCTATAGAAGCCATAGATAAATTGATATGAAAGCTATAGCAAAGTACCCAGGAAGTAAATGGTCTGTTTCGGATCGGATCATAAACTTTTTTCCAGAACATCACAGCTACCTTGAGCCGTTTTTTGGAAGTGGCGCCATATTATTTAATAAGTCGAGGTCGAACATAGAAACCGTAAATGATTTGGATGGCAATGTTGTAAATTTGTTTGAATGTATCAGAACAGATCCAGAAAGATTAGCCAGAAGCATTTACATGACACCTTATTCCAGAGAAGTATATGAAAAAGCTTATCATGCGATACCAGAGGATAAGTTTGAAGCTGCCTTATATTTCTATATTCGTTTGAATATGGGGCATGGTTTTCGGACAACAGGTGAAAAGGTTGGGTGGAAAAATGATGTGCAGGGCAGGGAACGTTCCTACGCATCACAGGATTGGTGCAATCTTCCGGAAAAAATTATGCAGGCAGCGGAAAGGCTTAGAGGGGTACAGATAGACAACAGACCAGCATTGGAACTGATACCACGCTTTAATTATAAAAATGTATTGATATATTGTGATCCACCATATATGTTGAAAACTCGGCATGGGAAACAGTATAGATGTAAGATGGATGATAAAGACCATGAGGCACTTCTGGACGTGCTTTTAAAGCATAAAGGATATGCAATTATCAGTGGCTATGAAACGGAGCTTTACAATTCAATACTGGCAGGATGGAACAAATACGAAATGATTGCATATTCTCAGACATGCTCCAAGAAGAAAGAAGTCTTGTGGATGAATTATGAGCCACCTGGAAAACAGCTAACATTTGAGGATTTAGGAGGGTTTGGATGAAAGCATTTTATACATTGTTAGGATGTATTGTTTGGAACAGAGTAATGGAAACAGTGAAACGCATCCAGAGTTTGAGTGACGAGGAATTTAATAGGATGATGCAAAGTGTAGGGCCAGAGGAAAAGAAAATGGCAATAACAATTAGATGTATTGGGAGGTTAGGATAATGGGTGATTGGAAAAAAGTTTGCAGATGTAAGGAATGCGGAGAAATATACCCCAAGGGGATTCCTCTTAATTGTAGAAAATGTGGAACAGAAATAGGAGCAACAACACCGGCCATTCTGCAAATGCTTGGACAGGGAGAAGTTACACTTACCAAAAAGTGCGAGAAAGTAATTGCCAAACGAGGTTTCTTTGGATGGAAAGTAAAAGAAAGTGAAAGCGAAGGTGATAGCAAAAATGAAGATATGTCCTAAATGCGGCAGGAGTTTTGAAAGGCTTCTGGCATTATCGAGAACTGATAATAAAACCATGATTTGTGATGAATGCGGAACTATGGAGGCTTTGGACAGTCTGCCACATGGGGTCCTAACACCACAGGAGCGTACAAAGATAGCAGTAGCAGCGACAGGGAATAAGTGGGCGATGGAAAATTTCAATGCCACACATAACTAGGAGGTTTGTATGGATGCTGAGGAAACAAAGAGGCAAAAAGCAAGGCAGCTTAGGTATAAAAAGCCAATAGCAAAGAACCTAAATTTAATGACTATCCGAGAGGAGCTGTGGGATATTCAAGAGGAATGCGAAGATGTTCATTGGTATGCTGATACAGACGAAGAAACTTTAATAAATGCGCTGGATGGAAACGAAGATGAAGCATACGAATTTAGAATGATGTTCGGAGACCTATGTGCTGAATGCGAAAGAATGCTTGAAGACTTAAACGAAGAATGGATTCCTGATTGTTTCGATCAGTTTTTTGTGGCAATAGGAGCTGGTGAGGATTTTGGAGGGCTTTTAGGATACGATTCCTATGAACAGGACTATTTCGGTTTATCCTGTACTGATGCCTATGCAGAGGATGAAAGCAAAAAAATTCTCAAACGACTGACAAAAGATGATTTGATAGCGGCGGCCAGACAGTGCTTTAAGGTTTACCAATCATTTATAGCATTAAGGCACAGGTATGATTGCCTAAAAGCTGCTATTGATATCCTACGAGATCAGAATACTGGTTATCTGCAGATGGTTAAGCAGATAGAAGAAGCATATGAAAAAGCCGAAAAAGAATCACTCGGATTTCGTTTTGACTTTGGTGAAGGGGTAAGGGAGTTGGATAGGATTTTAGGAAACATGCCACAAGAAGCATGGATACAATGAGGAAATATCGAGATGAAAGGGCAGCTGAGATTTGATGAATTCATGAATATATCAGAGGAAAAACCACAGCAGGAAATCAACGGGTGCGTTAAGCAGAGAACTCCGATGGCGGATCCATGTTATTACTGTTTGTGCAATTCCTGTATAAACAATGCAGAAAGTACAACAGTTAACCTGGGTGGGGATAAATTTCCGAATGATTGGGAGGCGTGTTTCTTTTGCGATGATTGTCGGAAATTTGATGGCAACACTGCAAAAAGAAATATGGAAAGGGAACAATGTGATAGGTATGAAATTGATGATTATCATGCGAAAAAGAACCGAAAGAAATTCAAAGTTGTCAAGTGATTTAAGAGATATGTAACTCTTTTACATAACTGGAATACGGAAGGAAGAAGTATGGATGTAAATAAAATCGATGGAGAGCAATATTGTATGTACTGCAATTACTGGAAAAAAGTTGATGGTAGGTGTCAGTGCATTCATAAAAAAGCAAAGAAGTGTTGGTTTGCAAATCAGCTCAACGGATGCGATTGTTTTGAAGGAGAATTGCAACCAAAGCAGGACTGGTCAAAAGCATGGTCTGTCGGATATAGACCAAGCACATTCAGCAAATAGGAGGCAACGACTATGGCTCATAAAGAAAAGTATTGTATGTACTGGTACTGTAAAAGGAACGGAGGAACTACTTGCTGGGACTGGGGAAATAAATGGGCAGGAAGACCTTGCCCTAATGATGAACGTTGTGAAAAGTATCGAATCTGTAAAAACTGCAATGGTGTTATGGGAGAGTGCCGGACATACCAGAAAGTGAAGCGGGGTGAATTGTAATGTATAAGCAAAGTCAATTATGGTTTTTCTTCCGATTTCTCCAGGAGGTAGAAAAGGAACTATCCAAAGAAGAGGAAAAGCAGGTGATGATTGAAAAAGCTATCAATTTGAAGCTCATGTGTGATTATGTTGTCAGCTGTTCCTATGGTGATATTGTTCTGATTATCTGTATGCTGCGCGATTATGTGAAAATGCTGGATGAGGTAAGAAGTGACATTCAATGGGAGGTTTACTACCGAGAGAAATTTATCAAAATGGCAGATAGGTTGTCAGAACAGATTGAATACGATTATGATGCGGCATTGGAAAAGTGCAAAAAGAAATTAGAGAAAAAAGAAAGCTCTAGTGATGTTGGTGAAGAGGCTATGGCCCTGGCGGTGAAGCATACCAAAGGAAAGAAAACGAGGAAAGAAAAGGAGGGCTTGAATGGAAAGAATTGATTGTGAAAAGTGCAGAAATGGACACTTTTATGAAGGCGATAAATTACGTTGCAGGCTAAGGAAATGTCAACCAGATTATGAGGATATGCAGGAGGCGAGGCAAGCATTATGCAAAGCTTTCCCAAAGAGTTTTATAAACAAGAAAGATGAATTCATTGCTGAGGAAAGAAGTAATCAATATTTTATGCTGAGTGATTGTGAATATCCAGAAGATATAGATTGCAAAGTATTGGAATGGTTATCGAGGGCTGCATGCAAAGGAGCTCCCTTTAATCAGGAGTGGAGAAATCGTAAATTCAGAAAATTTATGTTGGATGGAATAAATAATTTTCTTGACACAAATTTTTCTGAGGAAGAGATGGGAGAAATATATACATATTTAGGGAATGCATGCAACCATACGAAAACCATGCAATTTGTAGAAAGCGGTTTTGATATAAAAGTTTTGAAGGAGGTGGCAACATAATGAACATTAATGATTTGATTTGTGAACTTTTAGAAGAGCCTGTGACACAAGAGGATAATGGCATAGAGTTCACAAGCAGAAGCGTAGAGCTGATACATGAAATTGCAGAAATGTGTAATGAGATTCCCATTGTGCAGAAGACAAAGGAGCAGGCGGAAGACTACGCAGAGGGGTTATCTGCAGAGCAGGTATATATGGATATGCTAGTTAAGATTGTGGAGGCACCGACGGCAATTCACATGAAAATGTCGGCAAAAATGCTGATACCGATTATAAGTCGGAAGCTGAAAGAGAGGGGATTGTGATGGATAGAAAAAAGACAACGGAGTTCCTTGGGAACTTGCTCATTTCAGATAGGTTTGGAGGAATAGGAAAATATTGGGCGAAGGAAGTCAGCATAGATCCATGGGCGGCCAAAGGCAAACCTAAAAGGGTTGACTATATGCAATTCGTTCCAGCTGGGCAGTGCTCTGTGTCAGATATAGAAAAAGGTATATTTGTCTGCTATGAAATCAAGAGCTGCAAGCAGGATGTTTACAGTGGAAACGGATTAAATTTTCTCGGAGAGAAGAACTACATAGTGACAACAATGGAATGTTATAAAGACTTGTTGCAGGATTTTCGAGATGGAACATTTGCAAGACATCTGCACGAAGTAGCTCCAGAATCATCTTCGCATTTTGGAATAATGGTAGCAATACCTTTTATGTCTGAAATGACGGATGAATTTGAAAATCCAACAGAAATTGATTGTGAGAATGGTCGATGGAAGCTGGCCGTTATACAGCAATGTGTCCCAGGACTAAGAAAAAAACCAATGACAGAGCTATTGTTTTGTATGCTGAGAAGTGGGCATTAAAGAATGGGAGGAATGTAGAGTGATAAGACCTATTTTGTTTAATACAGACATGGTTAAATCAGTATTGGACGGAAGAAAAACAGTAACTAGACGATGTGTAAAAGCAAAGAGCAAAAATGCTTGTGGGTTCTATGTTACATTCAGAAAATCAGACAATGCGTTTATGGGTGTATATGATTATGACGAAAATGAAATGCAGTATGATAATCAACAGACACAGCCTGCATATCCGGGAGATATTCTATGGGTAAGAGAAACATGGAGAGTAGGGGCATGGGACATTCAAAATCAAATGATAGCATTTGATTATAAAGATGGAACCTGCGGAGAACTTACATACATACATGACAGGGAATTGCTTGAAAGACTGGTAAACCAATCAAGAGAGAATGCCCAAAAAGCCGGGTGCAAATACAATGGTGCTGATTTTATCTGGAAAAAAGGGAAATCTCCTTGCCGGTGGCATCCTTCTATCCACATGTCAAAAGAAGCGGCTCGTATCTGGCTCAAGGTTACGGATGTGAGAGTGGAGCGGTTACAGGATATAAGTGGTATGGATGTATTAAAAGAGGGAGTTAATAGCCATGTGCATCCAGAAGCGGACTATTTTGACGTGAATCAACGAGAAATGTTTCAAAGTCTATGGAATTCCACAATAGATAAAAAGCAGATTGATACATACGGATGGGAAGCTAATCCATGGGTGTGGGTGATAGAATTTGAACGGTGCGAAAAACCAGAGGGGTGGTGCGTATGATTTGCCTGAATTGTGGAAGAAAACTAAGAAGTGCAGCAAGCAGGGAGGCGGGGTATGGACCTGTCTGCTACAGAAAAATGTTCGGTACCAGCCTGCGAAGCAGTCGCAAAGACAGTGTTTCAGTGACGGCTGATACCCCCTACTACAATATCCCTGGTCAAATGACGATGGATGAATACCTGCAGAGAGATTCAGAATGAATGGAAAAAGGAGAGTGCTTTCGCAACCCTCCCAACAGACAGTTATATTATATCATAATTCGATATGAATTAGAAATAAATTTCAAGGAGGTGCGAAAGCATGGATAGCCAGACAACAGACAATAAGACTTTAGTGGTTCTGACACATGAACAGCTAAAGGATATTTATGAGAATGCGGCTGCTATTGGAGCGAAAGAGGCTCTGAAAATGTTCGAGCAGGAACGGAAGAAAGAGCAGGGGAAAAGAGCGGATCGGCGGCTGAGGAATACCAAGCTGCTGCTTCGTAATTATCATATGCTGAAGGAACACGCAGAAAATTCAGTTTTTGGAAGAACTCAGATGGAGGAATCCGCAATAGATATTCTGGAATCAATGATGTCAATGTACGACAATGAGGTAATTATCGAAAGCATAAAGCGGAGCGCCACCAGAACTGCAGTTATTGTTTCCCATATAGAAACAATGTTTGGGCTGTATGAGGCGTATTGTGGCAAGGCTCCAAACCGGGAAATTGAAATGAGGCGGTACGAGGTTGTATGGGATATGTATATGGCGGATAATACCTTATCGGCAAAGGAGATTGCAGATAAGCAGAACATATCTACTAGAAATGTATATGAGGACATCAAAGTTGCGACAGAAAGATTATCAGCCCTTATTTTTGGGGTGGATGGATTGAAAGTTCATTAAATCCGCCATCTGCAAAAATTCTTCCTTGATTTTTCAATATAAAAGTGAGAAAATTGTACTCGTAAAATTCTGAATCGAACATCGGAGGAAGTCTGAGGCTATCGGACTTCCTTTTTTCGTGCAGTTTTTCCGAGAAAGGAGAGAATCAGACACAGGAAAGCATGAAGCTCCTCCAATATAAAAAATGGAGGAAAAGCATGGATTATACTTTGATTGTGCTGTTGACCTATGCAGTAACAATGTTTGGGGTAACAGTATTTATGACGAAAAAAGAGAACAATATCGAGAAATTCTGTGTTGGAAACAGGAATGCCGGCTGGATGGTGTCGGCATTGAGCATAGCTGCCACATGGATATGGGCGCCAGCTCTGTTCACATCAACTGAGAATGCCTACACAAAGGGTTTTGCAGGGCTCTTTTGGTTTCTGGTACCGAACGTACTGTGTCTGATATTGTTCATTCCCTTTGCAAAGAAGATAAGGGAAGAAATGCCGGAGGGAATTACATTGTCCGGCTATATGTATGGGAAATATCATTCCAAAGCTGTGAAAAACGTATATCTGTTCCAACTCGGCGCATTGTCGGCATTATCAACGGGAGTGCAGCTGTTGGCGGGCAGCAAGATATTAAGTATGCTTACCGGGATACCGTTCGCAGCTATGACAATTATTATGGCTGCGATTGCATTTTCATACTCACAGTTCTCCGGGATAAAAGCATCAATACTGACAGATGCGCTCCAGATGGTATTCATGTTGGCCGCCAGCATCGGTTTTGTTGCTTTTGGTGTAAAGAATGGTGGAGGGTTGGAAACACTGGTTACGGGTTTAGGAGGAGCCGCAGGGGATGCCGGATCATTATTCTCAAAGAGAGGATGGGAAATCTTTTTAGGATTCGGACTTCCAACAACGATAGGACTTATCTCAGGACCGTTTGGAGACCAGTGCTTTTGGCAGAGGGCATTTTGTGTTAGAAAAGACAGAATAGGTAGGGCTTTCTTTGTGGGAGCGCTGCTGTTTGGGATTGTGCCTTTGTCAATGGGTGTGCTTGGCTTTATCGGTTCTGGCATGGGATATGTCGCAGCGGATACCGGAATAATCAATTTTGAATTGATAAGCACACTATTCCCGGCATGGGCGGTCATCCCGTTCCTGTTTATGATTGTATCGGGGCTGCTGTCGACGATAGATAGCAACTTGTGTGCAATATCATCCCTCACAACAGACATTTTCAAGGAAAAGACACTCGGAAAAACAAAGTTCGCTATGATTTTACTGTTGGCTGTTGGAATTACCGTAGCCAACATACCAGGATTGACAGTAACGCACCTGTTCCTGATGTACGGAACATTAAGGGCTGCTACCCTGCTCCCGACGATATTTACCCTTAAAGGAATAGAATTGAAACCGAGGGGAATTGTTGCAGGAATTATATCTGCTTTGATTATCGGCTTGCCGATATTCGGATATGGAAATATACAGGGAATTGCGATTTATAAGACCGCAGGCAGTCTTTTGACAGTTATTCTTTCTGGAGCGGTGGCTCTGGCAGTAAGCAGAAAGAGAGGTGTACGGAATGGGTGATGTACTTGGCAGAAAGCAGAGGATACAAAACTCTGATTGGATAGATGCATTTGGGAAAATAGAACAGCTGGTGTCGAAGAAGGAACTGGATCAGCTGGTCGAAAAGACAGTAAAAGAGATTAAGAAGAAAACCAAAGGGAAGAAGGCCGCCTATGCATGGAGCGGTGGAAAGGATTCCCTGGTACTCGGTGAAATCTGCCAGCGGGCAGGGATAACCCCTTGCGTCCTCGTAATCAGTAATTTGGAGTATAAAGCATTTATAGAATGGGTAGAGGGGCATAAGCCTCCGGAATTGTCCATAATCAACACAGGGCAGGATATAAAATGGTTGGCCGATCATCTGCAGATGCTTTTCCCACAGGACAGCAAATTTGCGGCAAGGTGGTTTCAGATTGTACAGCATAGAGGTCAAACAAAATATTACAAGGAGCAGGAACTGGATATGCTGCTGCTTGGAAGGCGGAGAGCTGACGGAAATTATGTTGGCAAGGGAGATAACATTTACACCAACGGACAGGGGGTAACAAGATACAGTCCCATGTCTGATTGGACGCATGAGCAGGTGTTGGCATATATCCATTATTATAATCTGGAAATGCCGCCGATTTATGACTGGAAAAACGGTTATCTCTGCGGAACGCATCCATGGCCGGCAAGGCAGTGGACCGGGAGCGTGGAAAATGCCTGGGCAGAAATTTACGAGATTGACAGCTCCATTGTAACCGAGGCGGCAGAGCATATCCAGAGTGCAAAAGACTTTCTGGAAAGCCTTAAATAAATACGCTGACATTTGACAGCACTTGCAAGCGGTTGTTTGCAGGCTGTCTTTTTGCTATTTGCAGATAGCACATATATATCATACATCAATCGTTCCTCCAATAAATCACAGGAGGATACGAACATGGAAATAACCACAATGAAACTGGCTGACCTTGTTAAGCCGGAGAAGAATGTCAGAATCCATACCGAACAGCAGCTGAAGGAGTTTAGGCGCAGCGTGAAGATGTTCGGACAGATCCGCCCTATTGTTGTTGACGAGAACAACATCATTCTGGCGGGAAATGGTCTGTACGATACACTCATTGCTATGGGGAAAGAAACAGCAGATGTATATCGGTATGACAATCTCACTGAAAATCAGAAAAAGAAGCTGATGATAGCAGACAACAAGATTTTCAGCCTGGGTATTGAGAACTTGGAAACACTGAACAGCTTTTTGGAGGACCTGCAGGGAGATTTGGATATCCCTGGCTTTGATGAAGAAATCTTAAAGCAGATGGTCTCCGAGGCTGAGGATATTACAGATAAGCTCTCCGAATATGGAACGCTTGATGATGAAGAGATTCAGAGTATCAAGGAAAATGCTGAAAGGAAAGAGCAGCAGATACAAAAGATTGAATCAGGACAGGAGCAGACGCCACAATCGGCGCTTCCGTCACAGCAGGATCCAGAGGGAGGTAATGAAGAAACCACCGAAGTAAGAAAATTCGTTACCTGTCCTAATTGCGGAGAAAAGATATGGCTATAAAGAGATGTCCGGCCAGCATTGATGTTGTAGAGGCAGCAAAAATCAGAATCCGAAATGTATTTCGGAACGGTCTGCCGGTATATATGTCCTTTAGCGGTGGAAAAGACAGTTTGTGCCTGTCGCAGCTCGTAATGAATCTGATACAGACAGGAGAAATCAACCCGGCACAGCTGACTGTGCAATTTATTGATGAAGAAGCCATATTCCCATGCATGGATGAAAAGGTAAGGGAATGGCGAAAAAAATTTATGCTTGTTGGAGCAAAGTTTGAGTGGTTCTGCCTCGAGGTGAAACACTACAACTGCTTTAATGAACTGTCCAACGACGAAACATTCATTTGTTGGGACAGATATAAAAAGGATGTTTGGGTAAGACAGCCGCCATCATTCGCAATCCAAAATCACCCGCTGTTGAAACCCCGGACAGATGCGTATCAAGATTTTCTTCCAAGGGTATGTTCTGATGGGGTAACGATAACTGGGATAAGGACGGCGGAATCGGTTCAAAGATTACAGAATGTGGCAACCATGCTGAAAGCAGGGAAGACCGCAACGAACAAGCACCAGGTATTTCCTCTGTATGACTGGACCAATAACGATGTGTGGTTGTACCTTCTTCGAGAAAAGGTAGACATACCAGAGATTTATCTATTCTTGTGGCAGTCCGGCACAAGAAAGGGGCAGCTTAGGGTATCGCAGTTCTTTTCTATTGATACCGCCAAAAGCCTTGTGAAAATGAATGAGTATTATCCTGACCTTATGGAGAGGATAGTTCGCCGGGAGCCTAACGCATATCTCGCCGCTTTATATTGGGATAGTGAAATGTTTGGAAGAAGCACGACAGCCAGAAAGCAGAATGAGAAAGGGAAAGCAGAGAAAGATTATAAAGCCGCCCTTTTGGAGTTGTTTTCTGATATGGATGGTAATTTCCAAACAAAACACAAGAGATATGTGGCCGAACGGTATAGGAATTTCTTTATGAGCGTTTCTGCCATTGCAGACAATAAGGACTGCAAAGCTATTTATGAAGGGCTCATTTCCGGTGATCCAAAGCTGCGGTCGTTCCGGGCATTGTATCAGCGGATATATGGTAAATATATCACAGAAGCCAAAAAGAAGGAGGGAATGCGAAATGGATAGTAAGATGATAAGCCCTCTTGATACTCTGCAATGGGTAGACAGGGGCATGGTAAAACCAAATGATTATAACCCGAACAAAGTATCGAAACAAAATCTGGAACTGCTGAAGCAGTCCATTTTAACCAACGGATGGACATTGCCGATTGTGGTGAGGCCGGATTTTACGATTATTGACGGATTCCACCGTTGGACCGTTGCAGGAGAAGAGCCTCTGGTTTCCATGTTGGAAGGGAAGGTTCCGGTTGTTATTGTAGAACATAAAGACAAAGCAGGAAATATTTACGGTACTGTAACCCATAACAGGGCAAGAGGCACACATTTGCTAGAGCCTATGAAAGCAATCGTTAAGGAATTGATGAGCGAAGGTAAGACGGTGGAGGAAATCGGAAAGCAGCTCGGCATGAGACCGGAAGAAATCTTCCGTCTTTCTGAGTTTTCAAAAGAGGACTTCCTGAAAATGATGATTAAGCCGAATGAGGGCTATTCAAAAGCGGAGTTCATAACGAAGATTTAATGATAAATCAATAAATATGCGTGAGAGCCACACACCGGGGAGCGTATGCTCTCCTTTTTGCGTTCCCACGATTGCAAAAACGAATAGAAGAGAGGTGGTGATATGCCGAGGGCGCCGAGCGAAAAAATGATTGAAGCTGAAAAGCTGTTTAATGATGGAATGGCAATGGTGGAAATCGCAAAGAAACTGGGAGTTTCTGATGGTACTGTCCGTAGCTGGAAGAACAGATACGGATGGGCTGACAAGTCAAAAAAAAACAAACGCAACGTTGCAAAAAAAGACGGTAAGAAAACTGCAACGTTGCAAAAGAAAAAGAAGGGCGGGCAGCTGGGAAATCAAAATTCTAAGGGAGCATCTAAAGGCAAGGGTAACCCAAAGCCAGTACCGCCACCCGATAGAACAAAACATGGTGGATATGTTCCTGTGTTCATGGATGCCCTCGATGAAGATGAGCAGGAACTCGTTGCAACGATTCCAGAAGATACAGAACGGCAGCTCATGGAGCAAATACAGCTTTTTTCCATTCGGGAGCGCAGAATATTAAAAGCAATCAATAAATACCGGGAGCAAAAGGGAGACGTTGCGGTTGCTGATGTTACCAGATTTGAGGATAAGAGAATCTTCAAGGATAAGGAGGAAGAGGCAGAATACAATAGGCGCCAGAAGAAAAAAGTTGATAATGAAGAGATTCTTCCGGGTAAGTCCTACAGCATACAGACGCATACATCAAATAAGGATATGATAATAGCGAGGCTGGAACAGGAGCTTTCGACTGTTCAAAGCAAAAAGACAAAGGCTATTGAAGCATTGTCGAAATATCGCTTAGAAAAAGCAAAGTTGGAAAGTGAAAGTGCTGGAAATGATGCTGTTGACGATTGGATTGCAGCGGTTCTTGAGGAAGATGAGGGAGAGGATGTGAGTGGTGATGAATAAGAACTCACGAGCGTTAAGGAAACGGTTCTTCCAGAAGAGAATTCCGGTATATAGGAAAAATCCTGTCATATTCGCAAGGGAGGTATTGTTATTTGAGCCGGATGAATGGCAAATGGCGGCATTGATGGACTTGGCAGAGAATCCGAAAGTTGCGATTAAATCTGGGCAAGGTGTTGGAAAAACAGGTTTAGAAGCTGTGGCACTGCTGTGGTTTTTATGCTGCCACCCATATCCGAGGATTGTAGCGACTGCACCAACCAAACAGCAGCTACACGATGTGTTGTGGTCCGAAGTCAGCAAATGGATGAGCAAGTCTCCTTTGCTCTCAGAAATCCTCAAGTGGACTAAGACATATATCTACATGGTTGGTGCGTCATTATTTAACTTTTCGTATCATCTGATATATGGCGGTATTGTTAAAGGGTGTATTTATATCAAATTATATTTTATGGTGTCAATTAGTTTGTAATATGGTGTCAGAATTGGTGTACAGAAAAAAGTGGTGTCATATTGAAAAAAAGTGCTTGACAAGGGTTTTGATGAAATTTGTTACTCTGTACTTTTATTTCCATTCATTTTGAAATATGGGGTGTTTTATCTATCACCTGCTATTATGTGTTCTTAAGAGGCTGAAAGAGCGCGATTTGCTATAATATTTATATCACTTTACATGGCTTGCCACAGTAAAAGGAAAATTAAAAAGACAAAAAAGAATAGGAGGTTTTTAAAATGGTTGCAAGGGAAAAGGCTGATACAATGGTAACTTTGTCGGACAAGCGGCTGCTGAGTATAGACGAGTTTGGTATTTATGCCAGCATCGGAATATGTAAGGCAAGAGAAATAGCGGAGGAAACAGGCTCTTTGCTCAAGGTGGGGAAAAGAGTGCTTGTTGACCGGGTAAAGTTTGACCGGTGGTGTGATGAACACAGTGGAGTATGATACTTGGAGGAAAGGGGTAAATAAATCAGCATGGGAAGGAAGAAAAAATATTCTCCTAAACCATTTGAAAGTGCTGGTGGAGCAAACGATACTAGCGCCAACATATATGAAAGTATGTTGACTTCTGCTGCCTTTCAGGATTTAACCAAGAATCAGAGGCTATTGTACATATACATGAAAGCCCAGTTTTACGGTAAAAGGAAGCCAGAGAAAGATTTTCCGGATGTGGAACAGCTGCAAGGAGATGAATTGTTTTATTTTAATCTTTCTTTGGCTGAAAAATATGGACTTTATACCCGGGCGAACCATATGCAGTTTTATAATGACATTAAGATAATAGAACAGCATGGATTTATAAAGACTGTGAGCAATGGGCGTTCTACAAAATCTCGGACAATTTTTAAATTTGTAGGTGATTGGAAGCTTTGGAATGATACAAGTTAAAATCCTAGGTGGATTTTTCCACCTAGGCAGGAGGTAAACTAGGTGGATTTTTCCACCTACCCAGAAGAAAATGGGAAAAAGGTAGGTGGAAATTTCCACCCAGTGTCTGAATATTTTGATACTTACCTAGGTGGAAATTTCCACCACTTTATATAAAGTTTACCATATACTTATAAATTTATTGGAAATTAGAAATGGCTGATATGGGCATGCGGATATTGCTTTCAAACAGGAATAGGGATTTGTTATAGAAAGGAAATGAAATTGGATATCTGTCCGTTGTTTGCTGTGACATTTGTACGACGTTTGTTATGACATTTGTCCGGACATTTGTACATCATTTGTTGTGACATTTGTCCAGACAAATGTCCTGTCTGCCATTATTGCTGATATGGGAATGTGTGTGGTTTTTCTTCTGATTCCTGATAATAGGATATCTGTAAAGCCTTTATTTTCAAGGTTCAGGGCATGGTATACCACTGGTAGTTATTTGGTTGCCACAGGTTAGGATAGAGTTAGGTTTGCACAGACCTCTAAATACATGGTGCAAAAAATGACTATTCCATTGTGCAAAAATGTCCAATGGAAAGTACCAGAGAAACCAATGGATTGTGTAATAATGTCCAACCAATACCAAATAATAAACCATAGCGAACAGATGTCCGATGTATAACTGAATACGGGCATAGGATAGCTCTAAGCCTGAGTAATGTAGCAGCAGGAAAATACTACAGACATGGGTATGCAGACAATAATACCGCTACAGATAATGGGCTATTTGCCCAAAGCATAATAAAAGCCTGACTGCTGGGACAGAAAGGCTTTTAAAAGGCAAGTGTGGCATTTGCCATATTGGTAAATCTATTATAAGGGAGATGCCGTCATATGTCGAATGAAAAGATTGTTGAGCAGATACAGCAGGGCATTAATGTGACAGCCAATCAGGAAAAGCTCTGGGAGCAAAATAAGGGTTTTGTGGTACAGTGTATCAGAAAGTATGTAGGCGGGTGTGATGGGCAGGATTTTAAGGATTTCCTACAGGAAGGTTTTATAGGCTTGATAGATGCAGCCCGCCTATTTGATGCCGGGCATGGGGTGAAATTTTTGACTTATGCAGAGTACAGTATACGGAGAGCCGTATACCGTTATAATGGCATGAATACCTATATGGTGTGTGTCCCGGAGTATCTTAAGGCGAGAATGAGGAAGTTGGCCGCATTCAGGCAGAAATATCGGGAAGAACACCACAGGAACCCGGAACCGGAAGAAATACTGAACGCTTTACACATTTCTTACCGTTCCCTCTGCCATCTGGAGAAAACCATAATGAACATAAGCACCAGGAGTCTTGATGAGTACATATCGGAGGATGGGAATACCAAACTGGCCGACCTGCTCTCAACAGATGAAAAGATTGACGAGCTGGCCGGAGGAAGTGAGTACCAAAGGGAGCTGCATGAGGAACTGGAAGCGGCACTTTCCATTTTGGATAATAAAACTGCCATGATGATACGGTGTGCATATTACCAGGGGAACAATTACACCAAGACCGCTGAAATATTTGGGTGCAGCAGGCAGGCGGTTGATGAACGCATAAAGAAAGGCTTTTATAAGATACTCCATTCAAGGCATAGGAAAAGGCTGGAAAGCTTCATGTGGGAGGGATACCATGTAGATTCCCGGCGCCTGAAGGACTATGTGGAGGAAATTGACAATATAAGCAGTGATTTTTTGTTATAAGGCAGGTGGATGGGCATATGCCATATTTTTATGATTATTTTGCTAAGGAATACAGGGACAGGCATAAGGAGGGGCTGTTTCCTGCCCCTGCTGCCATGTTCCGGGATATTAGGCAGGATGTGCAGGGATGCAGGCGGGTCTTAAAAAGTGCTTTTACCGGCTATCGTGAGGGCAGGAATACAGAAGTATTGAAAATGTTGTTTATGGAATACCGGGAATATATTGCAGGGCTGAATGATATGCAGGCAAAAGACAGATGTAATGCTTTTGCTTACCAGTATATGGTAGAGACATATGCTGGCAGCAGGGCGATAGCCACAAAGCTGGGGGTTGTGAAGGATACTGTATGGAATTACATCAACAGATGCATTGATGAAATGCTGATACTCTGCATGGGAATACCGGCAGCAGTTGAAGGTCCTGAAGGCAAAGAAAAGATTGTCCGGATGCTGGCAGGGGGTTGCAGGCTTCTACGGAATATGGCAGGGGAATATGTCCTGCTGCTCTTCCCGGGCAGGAGGCAGAACCGGGCAGTAGAATGGGGCAGAGAGATAACAGGAGATGTTCTGCAGCAATTTGCGGGGGCTGTGGAGGCATACCTAGACTATTGCAGGGATGGACACACCCGCATTGATACTGACATCCGGAAGGCGTGGGTTCTGGAAAGGTGCATTGACGGAATTAGCCCTGCTGCCATTGCTGAAGAATATGGATGTTGTGAAAGCACAATCTATGCAGATATTCGGGAGAATGATAGACGGCTTGCGGCCATGCTGTTTGATATGGAAAGAGATACTGCAAGCAACGGAAAAGTAAGGATAAATTGATGCCAGAGAAGAATAGGGGAATAGATTTTTACTCAAAAATGAGTAAAGCAGACAGCAGTGGGAAAACGTCAACGGATTATGACATTTCTTTGGACATGTCAAAGCAGATTTGTATGATACAGAGGATGTCGGAGGGGAAACAGTGTCGGCAGTACCTTATCGACTTGGAGAAGGCATGAAATACACTGGAGCAGGTTATGGCAAGGGAAGGGGAATCTAAAGTATGGAACAGTTGATCATGATTGAAAACGAGATGGTACCAGTATATACTACCAGCACAGGTGAGAAGGTAGTATATGGAACAGAGCTTCATCGAGTTTTAGAGGTAAAAAGCAATTATCGGGAATGGGCAAGCAGACGTTTTTTGGATATTGGAGCGGTGCAGCAGGAAGACTTCGAAAGCGTCGAAATTCCGACACTGGCAGGCGGCACTCCGAGGAAAGAGCATATTATCCGGTTGGATACCGCCAAAGAAATGGCTATGCTGGAGAGGAATGAGAAAGGAAAGCAGATCAGACGGTATTTTATTCAAGTTGAAAAGAAATATAGGGGCAGCAGTTCTGGGATGATTCCGAAAGGCAGGCAGCTGATGGCATTGGCGGTGATGGAGGCACAGAAGATTATTGCGGAACAGGAGCAGGTCATCTGTAGAATGAAGCCTAAGGAAGTTTTTGCTGATGCGGTGTCTGCATCCGACAGCTCCATCCTAATTGGGGAACTCGCCAAGATACTCCGGCAGAATGGGATTGCCACCGGGGAAAAGAGGTTATTTAGCTGGATGCGGCAGCAGGGCTATTTGATACGCAGGAAAGGCATAGATTATAATATGCCGACGCAACGGAGCATGGAGATGGAACTCTTTGAGATAAGGGAGCGGACTATCAACAATCCGGGCGGGAGTATCCGGATAACAAAGACTGTGCTTGTGACAGGCAAAGGGCAGCAGTATTTCATTAATAAATTTTTGGATGAGGATTAGTATACAGTTATTTCTTATATGCAGCAAATAAAGTTCTCAATATGGTTGACAAAAAAGCTGACAAATTGTAAAATTAGCTCATATCTAAAAATGATTGGAGGAAAATGATGGGAGCATTTGGTAAAGATTTGTTAACCCAACACGAGATGATAACCTTGGCATCAATTGTACAGGTTGGAGATGCTACTTACTTTGATTTGCTAGAGGCAGAAAGACCGATGTTTGCGCATCCGTATTTCACTGATTTGAAGGGAAGAGTACGGACGAAACTTGTACAGATGCAGTGTGAGATGGAGCACTATGACGGCAAGTTCCCATTTGCGTTTTCTGAACGGGAATTTTGCTATGGGCATAAAGTGCCAGAATTAAGGAATAAGTATATGATAATCCATTTTGCACAAAGTAATTCGCCGACTTCCCTTCCAAGCAAGGCTGATTACAAATGTGAATTGACATTTAACAATGATTCGTTGTACCGTCAAATGAGATTTGACTTTTTAGGAGAACAAAAATATGTTAAAGAGCCATATTATGGCATTTTGGTTTTCGGAGGCCGGCAGGGAAAGACATTTTGCCGTTTACAGTTTCCGGAGCCGGGATACAGGGCTATTGCAGATTACATTGATATACCTATGATGAGTTTGGTGCCTGAAAAGGAGGAAACAAAGAAATTTGAAAGGAAAAAGGCGATACTGAGGGAGGAATTTCTAGCTCATAATGTCAGGGAAGAAGTATTATGAAAAATAGTGTCATTCCAAGCCGCATAACAGAGGCACGTGAGGCTTGTGCATTGTCAATGGGGGATTTGGCAGAAAGAATAGGGGTTACGAGGCAGTCTGTTTCAAAATATGAAAGAGGAATTATGAGCCCTTCACTTGATGTCTTACAGTCAATTTCAGTTTTATTGCATTTCCCGGTTGATTTTTTTTATAAAGAAGAGCTGGGAATAAGCACAGGAACAAGCCCGTTATTTTTTCGTTCTAAATCCAATATTTCCAAAAAAGTAAAGATGGCATGTAAGCACCAGGTAAAATGGGTTTGTGAGATAAGAAAACAGTTGGAAAGATATGTTAAATTTGTTGACCAGAACACTCTTGTAGTTGATGTGGATTATGAGAATCTGCAGGATAGTGACATTGAAGAAATAGCTCTGTCGGTAAGACATGAGTGGGAACTTGGTGATGCTCCTATAGATGATTTGATAGGTATTTTAGAGAATCAGGGGATAATTGTAGCCCAATTTTCGGGAAATGATTTCTGCTCCTTTAATGGAATTGATGCGTATTCCTCATGGTATGGCGGAATACCTTATATAATTTACAATTCAATGCAGAAAAGTGCTGTCCGTACAAGGTTTAGTATTCTTCATGAGTTGGGGCATTTAATTTTTCACAGTTCTGTTTCAGAAGAAGATGCAGTAAAAAAAGAAGTTGTTGATTTTGCAGATATGCAGGCAGACAGATTTGCAGCAGCTTTTCTTTTGCCGTCCACCTCTTTCCCGAAAGATGTAAGGGGAACCTCTTTGGCTTATTTAGAGATAATCAAAAAGAAATGGGGAGCTGCAATGTCTACCATAATCAGGCGTTGCGAGACATTAGACCTTTTGACGGATAATCAAATCGGGTATTTGAAAAGGCAAATGACAACAAACAAGTATTGGCATAAGGAGCCCCTGGATGATGTGCTGCAGATTGAGCCGCCGGAGATGTTACGTGATGCGGTTTATCTGTTGATAGATAACAATATAATCACAAAACATACTTTTTTGGACTTATGTGCTTTGCCACCAAAGGATTTACAGTGCATATGCTCATTGCCGGATGGCTTTTTTGGCAGTCCCCTGCAGAAGCAAAAACCTGTTTTAAGAGTGGTGAGGGAGGGGGAAGATTTTTGAGATGTAATTTGTTTGGAAGTTGCAATAAAGGCAAACGGCATAGAAATTAAAGTTATAGGGAATAATATATTGATTAATAGAGGCAGCACTTTCAATGTGAAGCCGGGCACTGCAAGTGTCTGGCTTTTTTGCGTACAGGGGGGGTGTCTGCAAGGGAAAGCCTACAGGGCAGACAGCGTTTTTTGTGTGTGAGGAAAGCGAACGTTCGCTTAATTACAAAACAATGGCACATGGCGGTAAGGATACTGTAAACCTGCTGTTTATGGTATCCCGCCCATATTGCTGTGCCTTTTTAAAAAGCGAACGTTCGGTTTGCCCCATACAGAAAAACGGGCGGGGATTTACCGCAGCGTTGCATTTTCCGCAGAAGGAAAACGAATCACAGGTGGAGCGGTTTGCCAGTGCAAGAAGGTGGCGCAGGTGGAACGGCCGAAAGCTCCCCACGGAAGCAAAAACAAATGATTGCAACGTTGCAAAAGCCTGAGGGGAGTCTGTGGCACACGCAGAGGCTTCATTTTGCCGCTCTAATGGCCGGAATGATAAGAATTGCCCTTCAGCATTGCAAAGGGGCTGTATGGGCAAAATAGGCGGTGCGTGGGGTGGGGCTGCTGCCGTGCAATATTGTGGCAGGGGATAGGAGGGGCAACAGGAAGAATTTCATGGGGACAGGATGCACAGCGTCAAGGTGTGGGCGGGATAGGATACCATCTGCCCCATCATAGGCGAGGGGAGTGTATTGAAAGGGTTTGGGATAGCCTGGGGATGCCAGCGCTGCAGTGAAGGGATCCTGCTGCCGTCAGAGACATAACCAGAGACAGAGACATAGGCATAACCGTATGGCCTTCAGATTGCCCGAAATTCGGTTGAAATTATTTTAGACAATAATTTTATCGTTGAGAGAATAAAATGAGCATGGCGGCCAAAATAGAAGGCGAACAGAACTATATCAAACTTGAAGCAGTTAGGACAACAGGTTCTGCTTATAGGAACATAGGAATTTTTTAGTTGCGTATGGGACTAACTAATACTATAATAGTGGTAGATAACAAATGACAAGGGAGGACAAAAGATGGAAATACGGAGGTGGAATTTATGGGACAAAGAGTTAAAAACGAACTAAATAATGTCTCGATTGGAGGCAGCTATATTGGCAGGAGTAGTATAGTTAATAATTATTATATTCATCAGGCAGAAACAGGAACAGAAGGGAGCAGGGATGACAAAACAATATTCATTTCCTATAACTGGCATGATGGGAAGATTGCAGACAGGATTGACAGGCATCTGTCAGGGCTTCCAAGTGTAACTGTAAAAAGGGATGTGCGTGACATTGGCCCATGGAAAAGCATCCGAGAGTTTATGGAAGGCATCCGGCAGCAGGATTATGCGGTTTTCATTGTCAGCGATTCTTATCTGAAATCAAAAAATTGTATGTTTGAGGTTACAGAAATGATGAAAGAACAGGAGTATGCGGACAGAATTTTCCCGGCCGTTGTGGAAACCGACATATATGATCCGTTGGTACGTGCCAGATACATAAGTTACTGGCAGCAGGAATGTGATAAGCTGGAGGCTGCTGTAAAGGGGCTGGATCCGGCCAATGCAGTTGAGCTGGCAGCAGATTTGAAATGTTATAAAAATATTGCATCTTCTGTAGGGGAGTTTTTAAGCATAGTTGCAGACAGGAACAATCCGGATATCCATGAGGTAGAGGTACAGATAGAGAAAGCATTACTGAAGAACTGACTGATAAGGGGGAATTACTATGGATCAGAGAATAAATAATCACTTTAAGGGTGGTAACATAGAAGGCGATTATGTAGGGGGGAATCAGACAAAAAACTACTATATATCCATGTTTCAAGATTTAGAGCGAGAGTTTGTTGTTACACATAATGCCGATATCAAGCCAGTGTCCTATTTTACTGGACGAGAAACAGAGCTGCAGGAGTTGCGCCAGCGGCTAGAGGAAGGGCGCAAGTCTGTTCTAGTAAGCGGGATGGGTGGCATTGGAAAAACACATATCTGCCGGAAGCTGTTTGAGGAATACACCAAAAAACATGCTGATGGTGAGGATATACCTTTCTGCCATATTGGATATGTTGAGTATAATGGGGATATGGGCAGCAGTCTGCAAACCTGTTTAAAATTTAAGGAGCAGGACGATTCGGGGCAGAATCAAGAAGCGGCATGGAGAGAACTGGAATATCTAGCGGCAGGTGGGAAACTTCTGCTGTTTGTGGATAATGTAGACAAGCCTGTAAACGCTGATCCAGGATTGCAGAGGCTAAAGGGGATTCCCGGAGCGGTTATTTTGACATCTCGGCAGGCTTCTTTTAGTGATGAATTTGAACCATACCCGATAGGTTTCCTTGATATGGAGCAGTGTAAAGAGATTTATGAGAAAATCCGGTTTAAGGGCAGTAAGAGAAAAGTCAGACTGGAGGAAGAACAGGATTTGAAATATGTCATAGAGGATTTGGCTGGGAGGCATACCATTACAGTTGAACTTCTGGCGCATTTGGCACGTACAAAAACATGGACAGTGAAAAGGCTTAGAGAAGAGTTGGGGCAAAAAGGGTTCTGTCTGGCATTTCATAAGAACGGGAAACTTGTCAATATCCAAAAATCTTATGAAGTGCTTTATGATTTGTCCAAACTGACAGAAGCAGAGCAAAACATTCTGGAGGCTTTTTCAATATTTCCGTATATTTCTTTGGAGGCAGAGATATGTAATCAATGGCTGCTTGCGGATGCTGGAGTAAGTGAAGAAGATGATATCTTAATGGGATTATATCAGAAAGGTTGGCTGCAGTTTGATATAGAGCAGGGAAGCTATGCTATGCATCCTGTGTTTGCGAAATTTATTTATGAAAGATGTAAGCCAAAATTGGAAGGGCATCGTGGATTGATAGAGGGATGTCAGAAGTGTTTGGAAATACCAGAAAGCGGTTCTGTTATGGAGTGCCAGCATTTTATTCCTTTTGCAGAGAATATTTTGAAAAAAATCAGCATGGAAAATGAAATAGAACATGTTCAGTTTATGGACATATTGGCATATTCACTACAACATACAAGGGAGTATGCAAAAGCAGAAGTATTATACGAAAAGATTTTACAGATTAGAAAGAAATTGTATGGACAAAAACATCCAGATACAGCTACCGGTTATAATAATTTAGCAGCTGCATATGCTGAACAGGAAAAGGATAAAGAAGCGAAAAAATTGTATAAAAAAGCTTTGTTGATAAGAGAGAAAGTGTTAGGGGAGGAGCATCCAGATACAGCTGACAGTTATAATAATTTGGCAGGGGTTTATTCCAAGCAGGGGAAGTGCTGGAAAGCAGAGGGACTACATAAAAGAGCCTTGTTGATAAGAGAGAAAGTGTTAGGGGAGGAGCATCCAGATACAGCTGACAGTTATAATAATTTGGCAGTGATATATGCTGAACAAGAAAAGTACAGGAAAGCAGAAAGGTTCTGTAAAAGAGCCTTGTTGATAAGAGAGAAAGTGTTAGGGGGGGAGCATCTAGAGACAGCTAATAGTTATAATAATTTGGCAAGGATATATGCTGGTCAAGAGAAATATAAGGAAGCAGAAGAACTGCATAAAAAAGCCTTGTCGGTAAGAGAGAGGGTGTTGGGAGAGGATTATCCAGATATAGCTTATAGTTATGATAGTCTTGCAGAGATAAATGAGATTCGAGAGAAGTATAAAGAAGCAGAAGAATTATATAGAAAAAGCCTACAAATAAGAATGAAAGTGCTAGGGGAAGAATATCCAGATACAGTCATGAGTTATCTCAACTTGGCAAGTGTGTTGAGTGAACAAGGAAAGTATGGGAAAGCAGAAGAGTTGTATAAAAAGGGTATACAGATAGGTGAAAGCGTTATGGGAAAAGAACATTCATATACAGCTATAGGTTATAATAATTTGGCAGGAGTATATATAGAACAAGGAAAGATTGACAGGGCAATAATATATTATCATAAGGCTTATCAAGTTTTTGTGAACAAATTTGGAAGAGATGATCCAGATACACAAGTTGTATATGGAAATTTGGAAGCGATATACAGAGCATATAATCCAGAAGGCAATTTTGAACAGTGGCTGGAAGAAAAGATGAAAGAAGCAGATTTGGATTAAGTCATAGGCACGATATTGGCTAATGGTAATGGATGCACTGATTCTGCTGCCGTACAGCAGTAGATATTGTTATGTTGAAATAGTGGAATTTATGCAGGACCTTAGTGATGAGGAACTGGAGACATTGAACAGGCAAGTAAATCAGGCGATGGAGCATGTTCGCATCGTTTACAAATGAAACAAAATGTGGAAGGGGAATGTACCATGAAGAGAGAAACAACTCCGATCAGAGTGACGGATAAGATTATGGAATTATGCAGCGGGATAGTACCGGATGCGAAACCGGAATATGTTTCGGTTAAAGTGCAGGAATGGAGCAGACCAATGGAATGTTTTCCCAATGTGGAGCGTATGGTTCAAGAGCAGGGCGGGCAGCAGATTAATGGTTGGGCAATCTGGCAATGGGCGAATATCCTTGTAGAGGCCGAGGCTCATTCTGTGTGGCAAAGTCCGAAAGGGGAACTGATGGATATTACCCCTCATGACAATGGGGAAAGGGAAATCCTATTCCTGCATGATGCTGGCATGGTGTATTCCGGGCAGAGCATTGGAAATGTAAGGCTTGCCATCACCGGATCACCGCTGGCTGCTGAAATGGTCGATCTCGGCGATAAGATAGATGCGGTCATGTGCAGTTACAAGCCAGGAACGGAAATTCCACTTTGGGAGCTACGGCGCCGACTGCTGCCACTAAAGGAGCAGAGGGAGGCAATCGTGGGGATGTTGAACCAGAAAGCCAGCAGGAATGCCCCTTGCCCATGCCAGTCTGGATTAAAGTACAAGAAATGCTGTGGGAGGTAAGTTATGATATTTGATGTTATTTTCAGCATCCTTTCAACAGTTATTAGTTCAACTTCTCTTATATTTATTAAAGAGGTTTTTGACAGAAAGCAGAACCATCAGGAAAATAAAGAAATCCAAGAAGATGCTGAGAAGATTATTGGAGATACATTTAAAAGTGATGATGTAATTGACTTGATGCTAAAAAATGTTCGTGAATTGAGAGAGTATTACATAATCAGCAAAAGACAGGCAACAAATGCGTTTTCTGCTTCACTGATAGTCTGCTTTTTGGGTTTTATTGTTTATATTGCGGGTATCGCTGTATTTGTTATTTCTGGAGAAAATGCATTACTGTTAACTACCATATCAGGAACAATAGTGGAAGTAATTTCCGGATTATTTTTCTGGCTTTATAGACATGCAATTAAGCAGTTAAATATTTATCATCAGAGATTAGGTACAACAGAGAAGTATCTGACAGCAATTCGTTTAGTGGATAAAATGGGACAGGATAAGCATGATGATATGTACAAGCATATTATTGAATGTGTTTTAATAGATAATCGTATGCAATCAAATGAGGAAAATGAAAAAGAGCAGTAAGAAGGAATATGTTCTCTAATCTGCAGAGTGTTTCAAATCCGTCCGAAAAGGCTTTTGGCGATTAATTTAACTGTTGAGAGGGGAAAAGAGGAATATGGAGCAAATTAGAGGGTATAGGGAGCGTGTTGTACATTAGACAGCAGGCTCTTTCTTTATGAGATTTAAAGTTGCGTAAGCATTAAACCAATATTATAATAAAGACAGATAAAGGATGATAGGGGGAATGGTGGAAATGATGGAAGTGTTTAATGTTATTAGTGGAGTATGTTCCATTGTTGGACTGTCTGTTTCTCTTTTTACGGCCAGCAAGGTGATTAAAATAACGCAGAACATTAACAGTGGCAATGTAGATGACCATTCAAAGGTTGTTAATGGAGGCAAAGGCAATACATATAATGGGCCATATGCAGGGAGGGATTATACGAATGAGACGAGAAGTGGACAACAGAAATAAAGACAGCAATTTCTATGGGCCATATGCTGGCAGGGATATGAATGTTACCAATATCATAATGCTTCAAGATTCAGAGCGTGAATTTGTCGTTACGCACAATGCTGATATTAAGCCAGTGTCATATTTCACAGGCAGGGAAACGGAACTGGAAGAACTGCGTCAGAGGATAGATGAGGGACGCAAGTCGGTTCTGGTGAGTGGCATGGGCGGTATTGGTAAGACTCATATCTGCAGGAAGTTGTTTGAAGAGTACACCAATAAACATGCGAAAGGTGAAAATATACCTTTCTGCCATATTGGATATATTGAGTACAATGGGGACATGGGCAGCAGTTTACAGAACTGTCTAAAATTTAAGGAACAGGATAACCCAGAACAGAACCAGGCGGCAGCGTGGAAAGAATTAGAATATTTGGCAGCAGACGGGAAACTGTTGCTGTTTGTTGACAATGTGAATGTGTCGGTGAGGGAGGATGCAGGGCTGGAAAGGCTGAAACAGATTCCTGGAGCAGTGGTGCTGACTTCCAGAAGGACATCTTTCGGCAAGGAGTTTGAACCGTACAGGATTGGTTTTTTGAGTACAGAGCAATGCATAATGGTTTATGAGAAAATCCGGTATGAGAATAGCAGCAAGAAAGTGCCGGAAGAAGAGATACTGGATTTAGAATATATCATAGAGAATATGGCAGCAGGACATACCATTACCATTGAATTTTTTGCACATTTAGCCGAAACAAAGCAATGGAGTATAAAAAGGCTGCGTGAGGAACTGGACAGCAAAGGGTTTCGGTTGGAATACAAGGATGAAGAGGACAAGTTGATAAATATTCAGGAAGAATATGAAAAGTTGTATGATTTGTCTGTTCTGACAGAGGCGGAAGGGAACATACTGGAGGCGTTTTCTGTATTTCCGTATATTCCTTTATCTGCGGAAATTTGTAATCAATGGTTGCTTTTTGATGCGGGGGCAAGTGAAGATGATGATATTCTGATGGGACTGTATCAAAAAGGGTGGTTGCAGTTTGATGTGGAGCAGGAGAGCTATGCTATGCATCCAGTATTTGCAAAGTTTATTGATGAGAGGAAGAAACCAAAATTTGAAGAGCATCGTGGATTGATAGAGGTATGTCAAAAGTGTTTGGAAATACCAGAAAACGGCTCTGCTTTGGATTGTCAAAGATATATTCCGTTTGCAGAAAATATTATAAAAAAGATAGATATGAAATCAAGTATAAAGGAAGCAAGATTTATAACAGAACTTGCTTATTTGTTGCAATATATAGCAGAGCATGAAAAAGCGGAGGAATTGTATGAAAAAAGTTTGAGAATACAGGAAAGAGTGCTGGGGGAAGAACATTCAGATACCGTTGCGATCTATAATAATCTGGCATATGTATATAATTGCCAAGGAGAGTACAAAAGATCGAAAGAGCTATATGAAAAGAGTCTGTGGATAAGGGAAAAAGTGTTTGGAGAGAAACATCCAGCTATGGCATACGATTATAATAATTTGGCAATGATGTATGAGAGGCAAGGGAGATATAGGGAGTCAGAGGACTCGGTTGTTGATAATATGGAGAATGAAGGAAGTGCAAGAAAAAGAGAAAGACGAAGAAAAGGAAATATTTTTGGAAATGTACTATCAATAATTTCTTTGGTAATTAGTTTATTATCGTTATTGATATCTTACAGGACTATCCAATTAGAAGAAGTGGAATATCAACCGCATTTTATTTGTACTACAAAAAATAATGAGGAATATAAAAAACCTGAAAGTTTCTATTTTAAGATTCACACGATTAAAAATATTGGAGTGCCGATATCTAACGTGGAATTTGATATACAAGAAGTTTTATGTTTTCAAAGGGCTTTAACCAGTGAAAGTATGGATGTGTTGATTTGGAAAAAAACAGATATTCTAAACGAGGATAAAGATATTAAATACGATTTAGATAAACAAGAAATTGTAATTGAAGGAATCCGTTTAGAATATATAGAATATATGCTTAATAGCTATTTTAACAGTGATAGCAATATTTTTTTTTATGAGCCATATCGCATTAAAGTATATAATGTGACTTGTAAAAGAATCTTAAATATACAGTATACAAATAGGGAGGGCGTAAACTGTAGGGAATGTTATGAGTTAAAAGAAAATCATATTTCTCTTTTAGACAAAATTGTGAAACGTGAAGATTATAACGAAATAGTTGATTTTATACATGGAAGTAAGTATGAATTAGGGGAGGTGTATCAAGATAATATGGAACAAGCACAAGATATGATAACTAATATGTTGGGAATTAATATAGAAAGAGAGAAAGAGGAGTTAGCAAAACAATATAACAAGAAAGATTAAAAAAGTGATTATATCAAAAATTCTAGTAATTTATTATTTGAGGTAGCAGTTAGAATTTTAGGCAATACAAAAGGCATATGCATGAAGCACATGCCTTTTCTTTTTGGTTAAATATTCAGCAAATCGGCAATTTCCGAGAAGTTGATAAGCAGATCATCATAGATATTGACCTTGATTGTGGAATCAAAGGAGTACTGGATGTTTAGCATATTTTCCTCGAAGTAGTTGACGGTTACTGTTTTGCGGCGCGGATCTACAATCCAATACTCACGCACTCCATAATTTTTGTAGTAGTAGAGTTTGCGGACATAATCATCTGCTGGATTACTGGGAGAAATAATTTCAATGATAAAATCTGGAGCACCGTTGCACCGTTTTCCGTCTAACTTGTCTTTATCACATACAATCATGAGGTCAGGTTGGACAATGGTAAGTGGAGTATCATTCAATTTTACATCAAATGGGGCATGAAATACCCGGCATGGCCCATTTTTGCTTTTGAGATAGGTGTTGAGCATAGTCGAAAGTTCCATGGAGATTGTCTGGTGATCCTGGGACGGACTGGCCATATCAAAGACAATACCATCAAATACTTCTACCCTTTTTTCCTCTGGAAGAGCTTCATACTGTTCTAGGGTGATTGTTTCCGGCTGTGGTTGTAATGCTGGCATAGTATCACTTCCTTTCTGGTTATTGTTTGTGTGTGGTTATAAGCGGTGTATTCATATGCTGGCAGTTGCGGTCATATGGGTACAACTGCTGCCGCATGGTGGAGAATTGTTGTCAAGTGGCAGCAGGACTAATAACAAGCCTCATAAAAACGGTTGTTGCGTATGCCCTCCGACATGAAATGGCAGATATTATAATCACAGTTATCATACTGTGTTTTGAAATGCTGTGATATCAATGCCTTATACATATCCGGATCAGTGCCATCAACCAGCTCAGAGCCAGAGTAGATAGCTTCTATGACGCTGTCCATTGCCGAGCTTGACAGGCGAGGATGTTCCTTGTGAAATGTTGCCATATACAGTGAGTAGTAGTACTCAATGATTGTAATATAGTCGGAATGCTCTGTAATACCCTGCTTGTGGCATGATTTGATTATCTGTTTCTCCAATATGGATGAATTAAAAGGCGTAGTTGTGCTTAATGTGTGAAACTGTTTTAGTTCTGTGCCATTTAAACTTTTAATGTTCTCTGTAGTAGTATCTGTGTAGTCTATGGTATTGGCCTGTTCATTTTGAACAGTTCCATAGTGCCAATCTGAACAGACGATGTGTTCATTTTGAACAGACGAGGAAAAGAGACTATTTAACGCATTATAGTTAATTGTGTACCATTTTGTTTTATCAAATCCAGCCCTATTGTAATTTCCGGCAATTAGCAGCCCCTTGTTTTCAAGTTTGGTCATGGTGCGCCGGATAGTCATAATGGACCAGAACGGAAACTGCTCTTGCCACTGATCATAGGTATTATATACCCAGTAATGCCCGTCAATGTAGTCCTGTCCGGTTTTCTCCTTGTGCTTCAGCCAATAATGCACTTGCTGTAGTATGATGGCTTCGTTTAGCCCAATCAGCGTTGCCAATGTCGGCATGACTTGTAATGGGTGTTCATCTAATAATAAATTGCTAATGGCTGTTACCTCCATTCTGTGTATTTGGACATATGTTACCTATTTTTCGGCACTGTCAGCAGGAACATACTCCATAATGTCTTCTGGTTGACAGTTAAGGGCTTCACATATATTGCTTAATACTTCTGTTGTAACAGTTTCACCCTTCGATAATTTGGCAAGTGTAGGAGAAGAAATGATTTTGTTATTTAATAAATCAGTTTTTTTCATTCCTTTGCGTGTCAATAAATCGAAAAGTTTATAGTACTTCATACTCATTGTACCACCTCCTTGTATTTAGTATACACTAAAATTATATAAGCGTCAATTAAAAATATATTAGCGAAAGCTATTGACAAAGTGATTAACGCATGCTAATATAATTTTAGCGAAAGCGAAACAAAAGGAAAAGAACGCTAAAGGTCAAACGGAAGTAAATGTGGGTACCGAAAAGAAAGGAGTGATTCCATGAAAAACATTACAACAATCCGCCGGACAGTAGCAACCATGGCGAACCAGTTACACAAGCTGGGGTATTCCCTATCTCAGGCATTCAAAACCGCATGGAAGCGTATCAAAGAATCCATGACCTGCAGGGTATCCGGTGTCACATACGACAAGCGTCAGGAGCTTCTACAGTTCATTGCCAGCAGGAAACCGGAAGAGCTGACGGTATACCTGCAGCGTGACAGGGCAAACACCTATGACAGGTTCGCAGTTGCGGTAGTTATCGGCATTAAGGACATAGGGTATGGACATATAGGGTATCTGCCAAAGGGGCTGTCCCAGGGCATGGCGGCAGTCATAGACAAGGGGATACAGGTCAAGGCCACGCTGGTACAGGTTATCGGGGGCTACAGCTATAAGGAAACCCTCGGCGCACTGGTAAATATCGCAGTATGAAGGAGGAGAAGATGGATTATCAGGCATTAACGGTTGAGGACTGCATCAGTAAACTGGAGCAGGAAGGGATGGCAGCAGTCATTGAGGATGGAGCCGTTACAGGCTTCGTAGAAGAAAAGAGCCCTTACCAGAGGTCGCAACTCTGATAAAGGCAGGTAACCCGTCAACCAAGCAAATCGGGGTATGCAGGCAGTATAACACGACTGCTGCCGCCCTGTCAAAGAAATTAAGGAATATGGAGGTAAGAATAATGCAGGGTAACACAATAACGCATACTGATACTGCCTGCCAGGTGGTGGACATCAGTGGTTTTAAAGGATGCAGGAAGGAGATGGTGGAAGACTGGCTGAGAAAGAAAATGTCAGAAACGTATGGTGATGATTCAGAATGCATACTGGGCAATCCGCTCCTCAGAATTTCCACGAAGTTTACAGCGCTAAGCCATAGTGCGCAGCATAAGCTTTATGGTTATGCCGAGAGGGTTATTATGGCCCAGGGGAACGAACTGACACTGAAAGACAAGCTGTGGGATGTTTTGGAAAAGGGAGGAAGGGACGGTTCATGGGAGACCATAGAAAAATATGCTGATACACTACTGGCAAAGGAAAAGGCATGGAAGCAGGGGAATGGAGGTTTGGTTTAGGATGGAACAGGATGTAATTAAGGCAAAGGCGGACAGGGAATGTGAAATTTTAAGAAGAAAGCAGAGGGAAAGTCTTGAATCAGACCTGATTAAGGAAATCTATTACATGGTGAATGAAGACAGGAATGAAACTGCCGGCGAAATGCAGGCAGACATGAAGCTGGAGGAAGCGCTGGAAGCATTTGAAAATGGCACTCCTGCAGGCAATATCATTGACTTGGCAAGTGAGTGCAGTGCGGAGGCAAGGGAAGCAGGTTTCAAGATGGGATTCCGTGTAGCCATGAAACTCTGCATGGAGGGAATGAAAGGGGGTGCTGTCTTGTGACAGCCCTTACGGCAGAATGGCTTAAGGAATTGCAGTTGGATTTGGTAAAAATATAGCAGGAGATATGTGCTGATGGAAGACAGGAAAATATTCCTTACTGCTGCAGACATAGCCTCTGACCTCTCCATCAGTGAGGAAGAGGCTGTGGAACTTGTCAAAAAGCTGCAGAAGGAGTTGAAGGAATCCGGCAGGCTGGTTGTCTCAGGCAAAGTACCTGCTGCCTGGTATGAACAACAGAAAGAGGATGGTTTCATGGGAATAGGGCAGCAGACGGAGCGCATACCGTTGACAGAACGCAGATTATTAGGCATAAAGGAGTTTCGGGTATATGCAGGGGGGATTGGTGATGGGATGGCGAGGAAACTGGTTAAAGAGATAGGCGCCGCAGTTCATATTGGGGACCGCCTTCTGGTCGACCGCCTCCGGTTTGATGAATGGTGTTCAGAACAGAACCGTCAGGGGCAGCAGTAGGAAACTGACAGGGCTGTGACGCACGTAGAGGCCTTATTTTGGACCGAAAAGAGAAAAGGTGATAATAATACCGTTAATGAAATAAAAAGCCCTGTAGGGGAAATTAGAGGGCATTGGAAGAAAAGGTGATTATGGGGAAAGCAGAAAACAGAGGCTCCCGCCATGCTGCAACATGGGAGAGCCCATAAGAGCTAAGGCACATGATAAGAAAGACCAAAGCATTTGTATTATAACTGAATTTAGAGACGTTCACAATAAAAACTGAATATGGATTGAGGCGGTTCTGCTGCCTCTTTGCGTAACAGAAAGGAGCTGGGGGACATGGCAGAGAACAAAAAGAAACAGTTGCCGCCGGGGATTTCACTGCGTAAGGATGGCAGGTACCAGGCGAGATATACATTTAACGGCAAACGCTATTCAATTTATGGCAAGGACTTGAAGGAAGTGCAGAAAAAGCTTCGGGATGCCAAGTATGAAATGGATCATGGCATATTCGCCAAGCCGGATAAGGTAACGGTAGATTCATGGTTTAAGGTATGGAAAGAGGAATATGCAGCCAACAGCATGAGGGAGAACACCCTCGCCCATGTAGACAGCATGTATAGATACCACATAAAGCCGGAGATAGGGAACATGAAAATACAGGATGTACGAACCGAACATATCCAGATGCTGCTTAACAAGATGAAAAAGCAGGAATATTCTTCGGATTTTATGAAAAGAGTCAGAAATGTTGTGAGCCAGATGTTTAAGCAGGCATACAGGAATGACATGATTATGCGGAATCCAGTAGAGAATGCAGTTACCCCATCCGGAAAGACAAAAAAGGAGCACAGGGTACTGACGGAACAGGAGCAGGCGTTGTTCCTGGAATATGCAAAGGAAACTGAATATGAGCTGGTTTTCGTGCTCGGATTTTCTACAGGAATGAGGATAGGCGAGATACAGGCCCTGCAGTGGCAGAACATAGATTTCAAAAATCTGGAAATCAGCATAGAGGGTACACTTGTCAAGGTGGATGGAAAGGAGTATGTAAAAGGGCCTACAAAGACAAAGAGCAGCATCCGCACCGTTCCACTGCTCCCTGATGTAGCAAAACAGCTAAAGAAGTACAAAAAAGAACAGTCGGAATACCGCATGATGTTAGGGGCAGAGTGGCAGCAGGTAAGGGGGCTGGAGGATTTGCTGTTCTGTACTGCAGTGGGCAGGCCGCTTTCAAGGAGCGTTTTGTACAATGCTATTGACCGGATTATTGAGCTGATTAATCATGATGAGAGGATAAGGGCAAAAGCAGAGGGACGGAAAGCGGCAGTGTTTGAGCATTTTTCAAGCCACACCATGAGACACACCTTTGCGACAAGGGCTTTAGAGAATGGTATTCCTCCAAAGGTTGTCCAGGAACTTCTGGGGCACAGCACTATAAAGACTACAATGGATATATATACTCATGTATTGCCTAAGACAAAGAATGAGGAGATACAGAAAATTGCCAGTCTGTTCTGATGGTTATCTGCTGCCGGCCGGGAAAAAGTACCAGCCTGGCAGCAGATGGTTTATACCATGTAAGATAATTGGTGTCAATGGTGGTGTAAACCAGTGGCATGAAACGCTTCAAATGACTGGCAAAGCAGGCGGTTAGGGCATTTATAGAAAGTATACGACATATCTCTACATGGTCGGCAATGAAAAGCGTTGGTTTGCGGTAGCCAGGACTGCTACAAAGCCAGAAAATATGCAGGGATTCCACGAGGATAATATGCTATTCATAGTAGATGAAGCCTCTGGCGTTGCCGATCCAATCATGGAAGCAATACTTGGTACACTGTCCGGTGAAAATAACAAATTATTGATGTGCGGGAACCCGACAAGAACTTCTGGCACATTTTATGATGCTTTCCATGCTGATAGAACCCTATATAAAAATCATACGGTATCATCTGCAGACAGTCCCAGAACAAATAAACAGAATATTGAAAGTCTTATACGAAAGTACGGCAGGGACAGTAATGTAGTGCTTGTCAGGGTATTTGGAAAATTCCCAGAGCAGGAGGATGATGTATTTATAATACTTGCTATTATTGAACAGTGTGGGAGTAAGATATACAACCTGCCAGAAGATAAAGGTATGCCCTTTATTGTGTTTGGGGTAGATGTTGCCAGGTTCGGGGATGATGAAACTGTTATATACAGGAATGTTAAAGGGAAATTAAAGCTGGCTGTCCATAGGCTCGGGCAGAACTTGATGGCAACTGTTGGGGATATCGTTGCACAGTATAGAAAAGTAATCAGGGAATTCCCAGAATACAATGGACGTATCTATGTCAATATTGATGATACTGGATTGGGCGGCGGGGTAACGGATAGGCTGAGAGAGGTAAAGATGGAGCAGAAATTACACCGTCTGTTTGTGATACCTATTAATGCGGCAGAAAAGATTGAGACAGATACCAAAGAAGGGAAAGAGGCTGCAGAGCATTATAATAACCTGACTACACATATGTGGGCGGTTTTGCGAGATTTACTAGAGGATAAGCAGGTTGAGATAGAGGATGATGCAGATACCTTTGCACAGCTCTCCGCCAGGAAATATTTTATGGCATCAAACGGTAAACTGGAACTTGAAAGTAAAAAAGAGATGAAGAAGCGGAATCTCCCATCGCCCGATAGGGGAGACGCAGTAGCCTTGTCAGTATATCTTGGAAAGATCAAAAAATATACAGGAAGCGCACCAAGCAGTGATGCTATTAACGGTCTTAATAAATCAAGTTATTGGACATGAAGAAAGTGGGGTGAGAATGCATGGCAAATGGCAGTAAGGAAATCGGACGCATAGGTCAGCGGCGATACGGTGGGATTGTTTATGAAGAGTTCCTGCATGAACTCAGAGGCAAGAAAGGGATAGAGGTTTACCGTGAAATGTCAGAGAATGACGATGTGGTGGGCGCTATCCTTTTTGCGATAGAAATGCTGGTCAGACAGTGCGACTGGAATGTAGAACCAGGCGGCGACACAGCAAAGGACAAAGAAGCGGCTGAGTTTGTGGAAAGCTGCATGAATGATATGCAGGACACCTGGATTGATACTATATCAGAAATCCTGTCATTCCTCACTTACGGCTGGAGCTTCCATGAGATTGTGTATAAGCGGCGTATGGGCAACACGAAGAACCCAAAAACAAAGAGCAAATATAATGATGGGCTGATTGGGTGGCAGAAACTCCCGATCAGGGCGCAGGAAACTTTGTATGAGTGGGAGTATGATAATGAAGATAACCTGCTTGGCATGACGCAGATGCCGCCGCCGGACTTAGGATTGTTCACGATACCACTGAGTAAGGCTATGTTATTCCGGACGAAAAGCAGGAAGAACAATCCGGAGGGCAGGAGCATATTGAGAAATGCCTACCGTTCCTGGTACTTCAAGAGACGGATCCAGGAGATTGAGGGAATAGGCATAGAGAGAGACTTGGCAGGATTGCCAGTTATGCATGGACCAGAGGGGCTTGACTTGTGGGATGATACCGTTGAGCTGAATGTCAAAGCGAGGGTAGGCATGGAACAGATGGTGCGCAGCATACGTAGAGATGAAATGGAGGGAGTTGTTCTTCCGTTTGGATATGAGCTGGAATTACTCAGCTCTGGAGGCACAAGGCAATTTGACACAAACGCAATCATAAACCGCTATGACACCCGGATTGCTATGACAGTGCTGGCGGATTTTATTTTCCTGGGGCATTCTGAGACTGGTTCATGGGCGCTGAGTTCTGACAAGACAGAGCTTTTTGCGGTTGCAATAGGGGCATTTCTGGATATTATCTGCGAGACTTTCAACAGCCAGGGAATCCCGCCGCTGATTGACATTAACGGAGAGCATTTTTCCGGAATCACGGAATACCCGAAAATGACACACGGCGATATTGAGGATATGGATATCACGAAAGTAGCAGCATTCCTTAAAGATATGACTGGAATTGGCCTGTTGGTACCGGATGATGGGCTGGAGGATTATATCAGACAGGTGGGACATCTGCCAGAGAGGACATCAGACACCAGAAATATTGACGGGAGAAGAAAAGACCTGCAGGAGCAGAACGAACCGCCGGAGCCGGAAACAGCCGCAGGCACCGAACCAAACGAGGACAGTGAAGAAATCCCGGATGATAAGGTGAAAGCGGCGAAAAAGAGGCTGGGGAGAGTACAAAAATTCCATATGGCAGAATATGCGGCAGCACTTTACAAGAACAATCCCAAAGAGTTTGATGAAGAAATGAAAAGAGCCAAAGAATCTTGGGATGAATTTGAAAAGTCAATGAAGAGTGTAATGAGTGAGGAAGTTTGGAAAAAATATATGGAGAAATATCAGGAGGACTTGTATGGGGTTCCGGATGATTGACCCGAAGAGGGTAAGGAAAGTGAAAACCGAGAATGGCAAGGAAGTTCTCCGCAGGCTTGAAGAGTATTTGGAAAGTTCTGCAGTTACTGGAGAGCCGGTTGAAATCCTTTGTGGCTTTTGGCAGGATCAGCAAAATGCGCTTACTTACCAGGAAATCAGGCAGGCAGTCATAGAGGGTGCCATAAGCCAGGAAACATTGCGTTTATGGATACAGGATTATTCTGTACTGGTGGCAACCAGACTTAGCAGCTTATGGACAAATGCAATCATGGCAGGGTCAGAAGGACAGCCGATTCTTGATGGCCTTGCTTTTGAATTCAATACGCAGACGCCTGGCATATTGGGCTGGATCAGTGAACGTGGGGCGGAATTTGTGACCGACAGCACACAGGAACAAAAAGACGCTATAGCAGCGCTGCTGACAAAAAAGATGAAGGACGGACACACGGTTGATGAGCTTTCAAGGCTGATCCGTCCCTGCATTGGCCTGACAGAAGGGGACGCAAAAGCAGCGGCGAGGCTCTATGACAGCATTGTGGCGAATCTAAAAAAAGAGCATCCGCGCATGAAGCCGGAAAGCGTCCGCAGGAAAGCGCTGGATGCCACGGCAAAATATGCGGAGCGGAAACACCGGCAGAGGGCATTAACGATCGCTCAGACGGAGAGCGCATTTGCCTATAACCGTGGCGCAGACTATGGCATAAGGCAGGCACAGGAGCAGGGGTACTTAGGCGTGATGAAAAAGCGGTGGAGGACATCGGGTGATGATGCAGTATGCACTACCTGTTCAGCACTGGAGGGTACGGAGATTGGCATGGATTCTGAATTTAATTTCGGAGGCAGGGTATTATTTCCCGGCCATCATATGCTGCCACCTGCCCACCCAAGATGTGCATGTGCGGTTGAATACATTGAGGAAGTGATAGAATGAGAAAATTTTCAGATATGATCGAAAAGAAATCCAGGGATAACGTCATAAAAGGAAAGTTCAAAATCATGAAATCCGATGATGATAAGATGCTCGCCTTTGGATGGGCGAATGTGTCTATGAGAGTTGACGGAGAACTGATTGAGGACTGGCAGGGGGATATTATTGAGCCGGAAGAACTGGAAGCCGCAGCGTATGAATATGTCAGACTGTATGGTGACGGTGGAGAGATGCACGAAAGAGGCGGCGTTGCTGTACTCATTGAAAGCGTTGTTTTCACGGAAGAGAAAATGCAGGCTATGGGTATTCCAGCGGGAACACTTCCAATAGGCTGGTGGATAGGATTTAAGGTCACAGATGAAGATGTATGGCAGAAAGTCAAAGATGGAACCTATCCCATGTTCTCCATTGAAGGAGAGGCAGAGAGAGTGGAGGTATAAGCAGGTAAAAAAGAGGCGTAGAAGCGTTTTTTAGACCTCCAAACCCTATAATCCTACCTTGCGGGCCTTAAAAAGGGCGTAGGTAACATATTTTTGTTGATAAAACAAGGCATCCGGCACAGGGCGCCTTTTGTTTTATATAAATCCACGGAAAGGAGGGAATGTAGTGGCAACAAAACTGAAAAACCTCAAAATCAGAAAAGTTGATTTTGTGGACGAGGGTGCTAATCCGGACGCTCACATCGGAATCTTAAAACACAAAGATGGAGAACAGGCCACAGGAAAGGATGGGGAGAAAGCTCCCGGCTTTATGAACCGTCTGCTCAACTTTATCGGCAAAGCGGCTGGAATGAATCAGAAAGAAATAGACGGTGCAATAGATGAAATCCAAAAAGGCGACTCCGTGAGCTTCAATGAGAAGATCAATGAAGTAAATAACCGGAAGATTGCTGATGAAATATGGGATGTGTGCTATGCACTGCAGGCTTCTTTATGCTCTATTCTGAACGATGAAGAGATGGATAGCACCAGTACAGCAACGGCAATGAAAGAGAGCCTTGACGAGTTTACTGCGGTAGCGCAGGAGTCAATCGGAAGCTGGTCCAGCGGAAAGGCTGTCAACATTGTCAAAAAGGAAGAGGTTACGGAGGCAGACCTGGAGGTTATGAAGTCGGCGGCAGAGAGGCTGCAGGCTGAAATCCAGAAAGCTGGCAAAGGGACCGGGGAGCCGGAGGAAACCGGGGAAGAAAATGAAACAGGAAAAGATGGACCAGACAACAATAACCCGAAAGGAGAGGAAGAGGAAATGAAGATTGACAAGAGCAGGCTGACTGACGCAGAGAGGGCTTTCCTGGAGAGCATCGAGAAGCGTTATGGCACAGAGGAAGGAACTGGGGGCGGTGGGAATACACCAGCAGAACCGACAGCAGCAGAGCCTGCGGTGAAGTCCAAGACACCACAGGAGGCTGAGGCGCCAACAGGGCAGGATAACGGCGGGGATGGCATCTACAAGGGGCTGCATCCGGCGGTACAGGCAGAGCTGGAGGCATTGAAAAAATTCAAGGAGGCAGCGGAGGACAGGGAACTGAACCAGATTGCTGACAAGTATGCCATTATTGGCAAGAAAAAAGAGGAACTGGTGCCAATGTTCAAGAGCCTCCGTGCGGCAGGCGGCACAGCGTTTGACGACATGGTTGCGGTGCTTGATAATGCGGTGGATGTGGTGGAAAAATCCGGTGCGTTCACTGAGGTAGGAAAGTCTGGTCATGGTTCTGTATCTGCAGGGCAGACAGAAGAGAAGATTGACACCATCGCCAAAGGCTATATGGAAAAAGACGCTTCTCTTGATTATACCTCAGCAGTAGCTAAGGCATGGGAAAATAATCCTGAGCTTGTGGCGGAATATGAGGAAGAGGCAGGATTCTAAGAAAGGGGGATAAGGCGAAATGAATAGAAATTTTAACGGCTCACAGATTAACCAGAGCGTCACAATCGTAGAGCAGGCAGGAGCGGCTATTGAGGATGTGAGAAACCGCATCCTGGCCTATGACGGGAATGGCAATGTAATTTTAGCGGCAGACGGCACAGCGGTTCCAGCCGGCATTGCAATCATTGAGGCGGGAGTGAATGATATTTCCGGAAAAGAATCCGGAAAAGTGGCAGTGGGTGATGATGTTGACATCCAGATTAAGGATATCGGCTATGTGCTTACAGGAGCGGCCATCACAAAAGGGGCCGAAGTCATGGCAAGCACGGGTCTGGCGGTTCCCGCCACAGCCGGTAACTATGTTGTTGGTATCGCACTTTCCGCATCGGCTAAGGATGAATACTGCAGGGTGCAGATTGCCAGATACCAGAAGGCATCCGCAGCAGCGGCAGGAAAATAAGGAGGTAAAATCAGATGAAAAGAACAGCAGCGAGCATCCAGGCAGATATTGCCAAGGGTGCGTTCAGGCCACACACGGCGTTATCCAATATGGCGCTGGCATATTACCAGAGTGATGCGAACAGTTTCGCAAAGACAATGTTCCCGGTTTGCCCGGTAACTTTGTCATCTGACAATTACTACATATTTGACAAAGAAGATTTGCTAAGGGATAACTGGCACAGAAAACCGGCATACGGCAAGGTTGACCCAGCTGTATTATCCGAACATCTGGATACCTACGCATGCCGGGTTGACCAGATGATTATGGGGATTGACCAGATCAGGCAGACAGACCTTACACGCAGGATGGGGCCGAGGACAGCCGACCCGAAGCAGCAGTGCACAAAGACGATGGCAGGACAGGCAAATATCCATCAGGACCGGATTTTTGCAGACAAATACTTTAAGAGCGGTGTCTGGAAACAGGAGTTTTCCGGTGTTGACAGTACCACACCGGCTGATAAGCAGTTTATAAAGTTCAGCAATGGCAACAGCGACCCGGTTGCTTTCGTAGACCAGAAGAAAACGGATATTCACGGAGAAACGGGCAGGATGCCTAACAGGCTTGCTTTGGGCGTGAATGTGTTTAATGCACTGAAAAAGCACCCGGCAATCCTGGAAAGGGTAAAATATGGCGGTTCCACCGCTAATCCGGCATCCGTCACATTGAATGTGCTTGCACAGCTTTTTGAGGTTGACAGGGTAACAGTGCCGCTTTCCATCATGAATAAGGCAGAACCCGGACAGGAGGCAGATATGCAGTACATCGGTGATCCGGACGCTTTTCTTCTTGCCTATGCGACAGATACACCGTCCATCGAAGAGCCTTCCGCTGGTTATATCTTTACATGGGATATGCTCGGCAACGGCAATATCTTCCCGGTACTCAATTATCCTGGTGAGAACGGCACACACTCTGAGTTTATTGAGGGGCTGATGGCTATGGATATGAAGAAAACAGCCGACGACCTTGCTATGTTCTTCAAGGATGCAGTGTAAGGAGGGGATGCTATGAAACTGATTGCTAACAGACCATGCAGCTTTGGAGGAAGGCAGTTCTATATCGGGGATGAAATCCCTGCAGGGCTGGTTGCAGACCCTGTGACACAGGAGGGGTTAGGGGTTATTGCTATTGCCAATACAGGCAGCGGTGGGGAACCGGATAGGCAGATGTTCACACAGGAGCAGGTTGAAAAGATGCTGGAGGAGGCGGTAGAAGAGGCTGTCAACAATACGGTTGCAGAAATGAAGCAGGAACAGGAAGAACTGCGGCAGGCAGCTGCGGAACTCAAAGAAACGGAACCCGGCCTGTATCAGGGTACTGTCCTGATTTCTGTAAGAGGCCCGTCTGACGGCGGGAATGAACAGGTTATGGCAGTTCCTGCAAAGCCGGAGGAAATAAAACAGGTATTTTCCATCATGCAGATGAATGCCGAGGAAGGTGCAAAGGCAATAGCGGAAATCCAGTCGGAGAATGTCTTGATACTGCTCCATGCGGCAGACAGCCGTAAAACGGTCAAAAATGCTGCCAGAGAGCAGGCAGATAAATTATTCCCAGCCCATGGGGATTTGAACGAATCCACAGGCGGTAACGCAGCCACAGACACACATACGGAGGGGAGCTGATGCATTATGGCGGATGGCGCATACACTTATGAGCCTGCAAACATCAGGGAACCCGGCAAAGACCGTATGAGGTTTGAGCTTGGCGACACGATGGTGGAAGGCGGTGCAGATACCACTGCGTTAACGGATGAGGAAATACAGGCGGCAATAGATAGTTACCCAAGGGCATGGAAGAAAGCCAAGCTTATGCTTTTGGAAAGTCTCTGCCGCCGTTTTTCGTATGAACCGGATACCAAGACAGGGCCTTTGGAGCTAAAACTGCAGGACAGGGCAAAGATGTGGAAGGATGATTATAATGCATTAAAAAAGGAGATATCGTTTGGTTCATGTCCTGTGCCTGCATCTGATGTCAGGGAAAAATCACCCTATTTTTATACTGGGATGCAGCAGAATGAAAGGATATATTAATAATGATAAATGCGAGAATGATGTATTTAAAGCCGGGGAATCTTTTCAAAGATTTCATTATTGAAAAAAATAGCCAGAAAGTAACATCTACAGGCAGGGTACCAGTGAGCTATAGTAGCGATGGTACTGATATCCTGAAGGGATGCCTTGCGGATGCGTCTGACTCGGATAAAGCGAATCACAGTATGACAAAGCATCAAGTCACGCATACGATTGTGCAGAGAGGTGCCCCCAAAGCGAAGAGGGCTGACAGGCTGGTTTTTGAAGAGCGTGTGTTTTATATTGTTGATGTAAATGATATAGGGGCACTTGGCATAACGACTATTTATTATGCTGAAGAAAGAAAGGACGTGAAGGGATGAGATTATGGAATGATACAGATGCAAGGGGCAGCCCCGGGGCTGCCGTCCACATGAAGGTAAAGGAGATTAAAGAAGGCATTACCCGGCAGGTGGCATCCAGAGGTGCAAGGGCAGTAAATGCCCTGCGCAATGCTGAATTAGAAGTGCTAAAAGGACAGAGGAGCGGTAAGGTATATCGGAAACCATATACAAAAAAGGCAACATACACTGCATCCGCACCAGGGGAGGCACCGGCCAAAAGAACAGGGAACCTCCGTTTACATTGGAATGGGGATGTAAAGGTGGATGGGAATCCAAAGAATGGTGTAACGGTATCAGCAGTATTGGAGAGCCAGGAAAAATATGCTGTATATCTGGAGAAAGGAATGGGTATGGCACCAAGGCCTTTTGTGGATAAAATTATTGAGAAGGCAGAGCCGGAAATTAAAAAAATTTATAGTGGGCCATTTGGCTGACACAGGCAGGAGGTGGAAATAAATGCAGTTGGTAATTGAAAAACCCACGGCGGTTTTTAACCTTGCACAGATAAAACCGGGTTATTTGTTTTATGGGAAACACAGGACATGGAGTGAAGGAAAATCAGGAATAGTGACATCAGCTACGGAAAAGCAGTTGACGGTACAATATTTTCCGGGGCTTGCAAATATCACGAACCATTTTTTTATTCCGGCAGAGGAAGTAACGGCTGGCGAGTGGGATGTGAGATATTCCGCTGATATGTCAGAGGTGTATTGTTTTGCAGGGGAAGACACTGGGAAAGGAGATGCCGTAGATGAATCTGGCGGAACTGATTTATAAAAGGTTTGTAGATTCTGAGAGCCTGACAAAGCATCTTTCACGGTATGCGGGATATCCGGCTGTATTCAGCCCGGAGCCACCAGAAAATGAACAAGAAGGGTGGAACGGGATTACACAATACCCAAGAGTCGTTTATAATTTTGACCTGCAGGCAAATGAAGAGAGAAACAGTGCAGGGACACTGGCCGTATCCCTTATCTGCCAGAATACAGGCCAAGTATCACCGGAAGATATCGGTGCGGAAATAAAGATGTGCCTTAAGGATGTCCTGCTAAAGACAGACAGCGGCATTTTGTATGCTTTTGCATGGGCAAAAACAGAAGCTTTTACCATGCCGGAGGAAAAGAAGGATATTTTAATTGGCTGTGACATCTATTTTGACATTCTAGAATACACAAACCAGGAAACGACTGACCCAGACCCGATAATGGCAGCGGGCAGGTATATAAAAGAACTTTATCCGGAGTGTATTGTCATTGGAATGGACCAGATGGGGGAGATTACAGAAGCATCTGATGATGTTCCTGTTGTTTATTGCAGGCTTGCATCACTGGATAAGGCAGAGGAAACAAATACTGTGGCATGGATGGATGGCAGGATAGCCGTCCATATTTTATGCCCGGATGGAGAAAAACGGACAAAAATGGCAGGTGCAGTTGTAAATAGATTGTCTCTGGACGGGGAAATTATCATGCTGGATAAATCCCCCATGACAGTTAAAAGGCTGCAGGCGAACTATAAATCTGACTATCTGAAAGACGGCCAGATTTTTTTTACCGGACATTATGGTTTGCTTAGGTATAAACCAAAAGGCCATACCATAAAACAGGCAGAGTGTTCAAATATGGAGACAGGAGGTGGGATTGTGGCTAAAACAGGCACAGAAAGAAAAACGGGCCAACAAACCAGGGTGGCAGCAGATGCCGGGCAGAAAGGACCGGTTTATACAGTAGGGGAATTTGCTGACAATGCAGAAGAGTTGTTCCATACACGGCCGGAATGTGTTATTGCAGCCCTAAAGGAAGTGAATATTACAGAATGTGGGAAAGCACAGGCAGAAAAGATTGTAAATGCATTCAAGAAAAGGGAGGTTAAATAGAAATGGCAGGAACATTTATTATTGGTGAACAGAAAATAAGGCCTGGTTCCTATTTTAATATCGGGACAAAGGATGGTTATTCTGCGGATGTGATTAACGGAGTGACTGCAGTTATTTTCCGTTCAGATTTTGGCCCGGTAGGTGAGGCGGTTGAGTTAAGCAGGGATGAAGGTTATGCGGATGTATTCGGTACAGGTGGCACTACTGATGCTATCCAGGAAGCGCTGAATGGCGGGGCAAAAACTATTATAGCATGCAGGCTCGGCAATGGGGGAACTGTATCTTCTGTTATATTAAAGGATGCAGATAATGAGGATGCAGTTACAGTAAGCACGAAATATCCAGGCTCAAAATCTTTCCATCTGACAATCCGTGAAAAAATTACGGATTTTTCGGTTAAGGAATGTATTATCTACTGTGGGGTAAAAGAATTTGAGAAAGTTACATTTGCAGCTGGCAATGGGGAAACAAAGGCTCTGGCAGAAGCCTTGGCAGCTACCAGCTGTTTTTCTGCTGTTATTGCAGATGGTAAGGAAGATGCCGTACTGCTGAATGTTTCACAAGATGAACTTTCAGGGGGCAGTGACCCGGCCATCACCACGGAAGCATATTCTGATGCTTTCGAACTTGTTGAGCCATATGTATTTAATACAATCTGTGTTGATACTGAGGATTCAGCAGTACATCTGTTGTTACAGGCGTTTATTAACCGTATTTTTGAAAACGGTTCCTTCACTCAGGCGGTTGTGGCAGAAAAGAGTTCCCTTGATATCAAAATACGGGAAAACCGTGCAGTATCTTATAATGATGAAAAGATGAATTATGTCCTTAACCCAAGGCTTGATGTGCAGGGGACAGTAATTGATGGCTACCAGACAGCGGCACGCATTGCTGGAATGATAGGCTCCGTGCCATCGAACCAGTCATTGACCCATGCAATCATGAAAAATTGTACAGATATATTGGAACGGCTTACCCCGGCACAGATAACAAAAGCTGAGACGAAGGGGTGCATTGTGCTGTCAATGAATTCTGACAAACAGGTCTGGATTGATAATGCAATCAATACGCTGATTACGCCTGCTGAAAATCAGGATAAAGGCTGGAAAAAAATACGGCGTGTAAAAACCAGGTTTGAAATGCTCAGACGCTGTAACCAGACAACAGACAGGCTTGTAGGGAAGGTTGATAATGATACGAACGGAAGGAAAACCATTATCAGTAATCTGAACGGAGTAGGCGCTGATATGGTCAGTGAAGGGAAACTGAATTATTTCAAAGCGTCAGAAAGCTATCAGTTTGAATCAGATGGGGATTCCTGTTGGTTTGACGTTGATGTGGTTGATAAGGATTCTGCTGAACATATTTATGCAATGTATGAATTCCAGTTCAGCACCAATTTGGTTTAGGAGGTGAAGGCTTATGATAAGAAATCCACAGGCGGCCAGTGATACAAGGCATGCGAGGACCGGAAAAGATGGTGCGCTTTACAATCAGGCGGGTGTCCTTATGGCATCGGTTGAATCGTTTACATCAAATGTAAGCTGGAATAATGCAAAATATTCTGTAATGGGTGATGCGCAGGAGCATGAAACAACAAATACTTTTGCTGTCACCCTTACCCTGTCACAGGTTGTCATAGAGGATGACGCCTTTTTTGTCGAATTGATGGAGTCCATGGAGACACAGGAAAAGCCTGTCTGGAATTTTCAGGGTTCCCTGCTTGGCAGAAATGGTTCTGAAGAACGTGTATCATATTATGAGTGTGTGCCGTCCGGACAGGTTGACATCCAGAATTTATCTGTGGGCGATGTAATTAAGCGGCAGTGGAATTTATTTGTAAACAGGCCGCCGAAGCTGACAAGCCTTTTAACAGTAGACAGATAGAAAGCATGAAAAAAATATTTGTAACTTAACAGGTAAACATGGGGAATGCATTGGCATTCCCTTTTTTTAATAAGACGAATGGAGGAAAAATTATATGTCAAGTGAATTTAAGCCGGGAGTAACTGTAAAAAATGCACCTTCTCCGGAGAATGGGGCTGTATCAAATGCAGAAGAACGTGAGTTTTCGGAAAAGGAAACTGCAAATCAGATGAGACAGCAGGAGGAAGATTTTATACAGGGGCTGATTGATGCATCTGGTTATACACAGGAGGAGCACAAGATTATAGAAATAGCAAGGAAAGGCAAGGTGTATTTCCAGTTCAGCATCCGTCCGCTTTCAGAGAATGAATATGAAAAATGCCGCAAAAAGAATACGAAATATGTGCGCAATAAGAAGCTTGGCATGAAGATGCCGGAAGATACAGACAGCGTTAAGTACAGGGACATGCTTATTTATGAGGCTACCATTCCGGAAGACCGCGAAAAGCTGTGGGATAACAAGAAGGTCTGGGATGCAATGCGTAACAATGGTTTGCAGATTATGAATGGGCTTGATGTTATTGAATATTCTCTCATAGCGGGCGAGAAGGAAAAAATAGTGGAACAGATTGACAGAATCAGTGGATTTGAAGACGACAGTCTGGAGGAAGTTACAAAAAACTAATACGGGCAGGCGGTAAACTCTGCCTGCTTCACCATATATTCCAGAAACAGGGAATAACCCCGGATGAATTTTATCAGAAGCCGAAAGGAATCCAGACATTTATGCTGTCATCGACCATCATAGCCTTGGAAGCACAGGGGGGAGGTGAGGACGATGGCGGAAACAATCAGGATTGAAATACCAATTGAGACAAAAGATGAAACGGAGCCGGATTTATCCAATATAGGAAAAAAGTTAGACAAGGTGGGAAGCGCAGCGGAAAAAACAGGGGAATCCGTTCAGGAAGCCGGAAGGAAAGTATCAAAGTTTGATGCTTCCGCAGAAAAGACGCAGCGCAGCCTTGCAAAATGGGCAAAAGAAAAGTATCAGATATTCCTTGAAGCAAAGGAACGGATTACGCCTGTTCTTTCAACGCTTGGCAACGGGCTTAAGAGTTTTACCGGAAAAACATGGCAGGTGAGTATGAAAGCGCTTGATTTTGTCACATCCCCGGTAAAAGGAATTATTAACCTGCTGAAAAACCCCATTTTCCAAGCAGGGGCAGTCCTCGGGGTCAGTATTGGGATGAAAGATACCATAGATACTTATAAGGATTTCGAGTCAGCGATGTCACAGGTGGCTGCCATCAGTGGTGCCACAGGCTCAGACTTTGAAAAACTGAATGCCAAGGCAAAGGAGATGGGAGCCACAACGAAATTTACGGCAACGGAAGCAGCCGAAGGTTTCAATTATATGGCAATGGCTGGATGGAAAACAAAAGATATGCTAAACGGCATAGATGGGATTTTAAGCCTTGCTGCAGCGTCTGGGGAAGATTTAGGCACGACTTCGGACATTGTGACAGATGCTTTGACAGCTTTCGGGTTAAAGGCCAGCGATTCCGGGCATTTTGCTGATGTGCTTGCACAGGCATCTGCCAACGCTAACACTAATGTATCTATGCTTGGAGAATCTTTTAAGTATGTTGCCCCGGTTGCCGGTGCAATGAAATACAGTGTGGAAGATGTTTCCCTTGCGCTGGGGCTTATGGCAAATTCCAGCGTCAAAGGCTCTATGGCAGGTACAGCATTGAAGACATCGCTTGCAAATATGGCATCCCCGACGGATAAGATGGAGGCTGCCATGAAACGGTACAATATCAGCCTGAAGGATGGCCATGGAAAAATGAAGACACTGAAAGGTGTCATGGACAACCTGCGGAAAGGCCTGGGTGGATTATCAGAAGCTGAACAGACTGCTGCAGCAAGTACTATATTTGGCAAGGAAGCCATGGCTGGCATGCTGTCAATTATTAATGCCAGCGAGAAAGATTATAAGAAACTGACCAAGGCAGTGAATAATGCAGATGGTGCTTCAAAGAATATGGCAGATACCATGCTTGATAATCTGGAGGGTTCCATTACCCTCTTGCAGAGCGCTTTGGATGGCGTAAAGCTTTCCTTTGGGAAGCGTTTGTCCCCATATGTACGGGGGATTGCGGACTGGCTCACTGAAATGATGCCCGACGTGGAGTCAGCGATTAGTGATATGATGGATTTTGTTGACCGGAAGGTCTCTAAACTACAGGCAAGGTTCCGTGAAATATCTGATACTGATGACTGGAAGAATGCAGATTTGTTTGGAAAAGCAGGTATTGCGTGGGATGAATTCATTGTTGAGCCTTTTTCAGAATGGTGGGAAAGTACAGGAAAGGCAAAAATTGCAGGGATTGCAGGCGACTTTGGCAGTGCGCTTGGGACGGGGTTGAATGCGGGTATTATGACGCTCCTTGGCCTTGATGTATCTGATTCACTGGATGAGGGGGCGAACATTGGAAGGTCATTTGCCAGAGGTTTTGCAGACGGTTTTGATTTTGATGCAATAAGCAGTAAACTCTGGGATGGTTTAGGGAACCTTGTAAAAAATGCTGGCAAACTGCTTCCGGGAGGTGAATCAGCTGATTTGTCTTCTTTATTGTCGGCGGCTATGCTGGCAAAGATAGCCAGCCCATTAATAAGTGTCGGTTCCGGTGCGGCTGGTCTGGGTAAAATGGTATTTGGGGCAGGTACTGGCTCCGGAGGAGCTTCACTTGCTGGAACAATGCTTGGCTCAGCAAGTGCCGGGACAGGGCTGGCGGGAGTTGGTGCAAATACAGCTATTAAGTTAGGTGCTGGGAACCTTGCAGGTGGTGCCTCACTGAGTGCTGGGGCATTAAGCGGGATTGGCCTTGGTGCTGTGGCAGGCGGCGCTGTTGGTGGCGCGTCCCTTATCAGTGGAGGCATGGATGTATATAAAGCAGTAAAAGCTGACAATCTGGAAGAGCAGGATGCCTATGCGGAATCTGCAACATGGAAAATCGGAGGTGTTGCCAGTGGCGCCGCAATTGGAGCAGGCATAGGTTCTGTTGTACCTGTACTTGGTACTGCCGCGGGTGCTCTTATTGGAGCAGGCGTCGGTGGAATTACGGGGTTTGTACAGGGAAAGAAAGCCTTGGAAGAATATGAAGAAAAAATGGAACTGGCAAGGCAGGAGTCGGAAAAGGCAGAGAAGGTGTATGCAGCAACAGGGCATTCTATTAAAGATGTCAGCTTTGAGTCAAAAGCATTGACAGATGCAATGAATGATTCCAGTGTCAGTGCTGAGCAGCTGGGTCTGATGTTCCAAGAAGCTGTTAATGATAAACTGAAAAACAGCTTCGGTGATATTTCATTATCCCTGTCAGAAATAAAGGAAATAGCAGGCAGTATTGTGTTTGACAGGCAGACCAAAAGCATGGATAAATTTGAAGAGGCAGTACGGAATTCTGATGATTCGTTTCAGACGTTACAAAGCAGCATGGACAATCTTGATAAAGCAAACTGGGAAGTCGGGCTTGGCATGAAGTTAAATAAAGCGGATAAGGAGAATTACAGAAATGCCATTGATTCCTATGTGGAAAGTGCAAAATCCTATATAAAAAATAAGCATTACGAAGCTTCTGTTGCTATAGACCTCCTGATTGAGAATTCAGACGGTGGCTATACAGATAGTCTTGACGATACGTATAACAGCCTGAATAAGAAAATCAAGAAGTGGGACAAAAAACTGGATGCTGAAATAAAAGTTGCTTTAAAGGACGGGGTTATAGATCTGGATGAAGAGAAGGAGATAACACGCCTGCAAAAGAAGATTCAGAATATCACAAATAAAGTATCTTCTGCAGAGGAAAAGGCCTCTTTTGCCTCGTTGAAAGTAAGATACAGCGGTTCCGACCTTGATGCAGAATCATTTGCCGGCCTGCAGGAAGAGATTCAGGCAAATGTGGAAAGCATGGCCGGAAATTATGATGATGCATTACAGATAAGCCTTACAAATCTTCAGCTGCAATTGGATGAGGGCGCAATTGACCAGAAGGGGTATGATAAAATGCTCCAGAAGATTTCTGACGGTTACAACAAACAGATAGAAGAACTGCAGGACAGGGCAGAGGATTTTCAATTGGGCGCCATCGCAGATGCTTTCAGCAGCCAGCTTGACGGAATCCTGCCTGATATCGAAGGCACAACAGCGGAGAAATTCAAAGAAGCCATGAACCATGCTTTGTCTGTACAGCCAGACGCAGCGCAATGGGCACCGGAGGACATTGCGGGATGGTTTGGTTTGGAAGGGCTTGATAACGAAGTGCAGGAAGCCGTTTCATCCATGCTGCAGAGCACTGCCTTATCTATTCCGGATAGTGTTGCAGTATCGCTTCAGGAAAATGCACAGGCACAGTTCCAGCAGGTGCTCGACAGTGCAACGATGTATGATACATTCAGCGCTGCAGGGAGCAGTTATGGTTCATCCATGACAACAGGGATTACAGCAGGAATCCAGCAGGGGACGCCGTTGCTGCGGTCAGCGGCCGAGACAAGTGTCCAAAGGGCTTTTTCAACTCCGTTCAGTGTTGCAGCAAACATAAATGTTACACCAAGTTACAACATGGCGTCTGCATTTTCTTTGCCTGATCTTTCTGGCAGAGATACAAAAATTCCTCTTAAGAAACATGCATCCGGTGGCTATGCATCCAGTAAACAGTTATCATGGCTGGCAGAGGAAGGCTGGGGGGAATTCATTATCCCGACTAATCCAAGCCGGAGAAAGAAAGCATTGGAACTGTACGAACAGGCAGGGCATATGCTTGGGGTAAGTGGACATGCAGATGGAGGTTTTGCTGCAGGGGTATTCGGCAGTGGCATTCTTCCATACAAAGACAGGGGGAATGATAGCAACAGGGCTTTGGGATGGCAGCAGCAAACGCCATCTGTAGAATGGGATGGTCCTACAGATGGGGATTATGGCACAAAACCACAGGTTCCATTTAGCTCCGGGGATTCCGGCAGGGATAATGCATCCGGCATATCTATCCAGATAGATATACAGGTTAACCCGGAATTCAATATTTCTTCTCCCGATGGACAGAATGATGCAGATATTATACAGGCATTGCGGCGGCATATGAGGGAAATAGCAGATGAAGTAGGTGGCGAAATTGCTTCAAGGCTGGAAGGCGTATTTTCTAATATGCCATTAGAGGAGGCGTAAGGGAAATGAAAATCAAATTAAAGGTTTATGGGGATAGCCCGTTTTATTTTTCGGTAATGCCAGAGCAGATCCAGGTAAAATCATCCGCCAGATACCAGAGTTTCGACACGATATCCAAGGGGACCATAAAGGTTCCCAAGGGTACTGATGTTGAAGAGGTTTCATGGGATGGTGAATTTTTTGGGAAGCCAAAGAGAAAAGAAAGCCTTGTCCAGACAGGGCATTGGATGGAGCCGGAAGACTGTATACATATCCTTAAAAGGTACATGAAAAAAGGCACCATATTAAATCTGATTGTATCTGAAACATGGATTAATATGGATGTTACAATTTCTTCCCTTACAGCATCAGCATATGGTGCTTATGGCAATATCAGGTATTCTATAACGTTTTCCAAGGTGAAGCCTTTGAAAATTTATACAACCAAAGAGTCTGAGGTTGGGAAGAAAAAGAAAGTGAAATCCCGCGCATCTGGTAAAAAGAAGGATACGGCAAAAGGTTCTGTTTATACCGTAAAGAGTGGTGATACGCTTTGGGGGATTGCAACTTCTAATCTAGGCAGTGGGCTTGACTGGAAAAAGATATATAGCAAAAACAAAGCTGCCATAGAATCAGCGGCAAAGAAGCATGGGAGAAAAAATTCAGATAACGGGCATTGGATTTATCCCGGAACCAGGCTGGTCATGCCATAGGAGGTATATTAATGGTTGATGTATACAAGTTAAAATATAAAGTGGCAGTTGTAGATGACAAGGGAGGCAGGAATAATATTACAGATTATATTGAAAATCTTGGATGGGAAGAAAACGACAAGGAGATTTCTGTCCATTCTTCTTTTACGGCAAGAAATGATAAAACATCAAAAGGTTATCTCTCCAGCCTTATCAGACCGAACTGCCTGATTATCATTTATGCGGATGGCGGTGACGGAAGATACAGGGAGGTGGCACGGGGAAACATTGCCACATGGGACAATACACGTCAGAACAGCGCACATGATTTAAAGTGTACAGCGTATGACAGCCTGTATAATCTGCAGAAAAGCCAGGATAATTTCTTTTTTCCTTCTGGGACCGGAACAAAGGCCAGAATTGAGAAGATTTTGAATAAGTGGGGAATGCCTCTTGGAAAGTATGACGGCCCAAATAAGAAACATGGGAAAAAGAAATATCAGAATAAATACCTGTCTGATATTATTCTTGATATTCTGGATGACAGTACCAAAAAAGGAAGCAGCAAATGTATTATCCGGCAGGAAAAAGGAAAAACACAGATTATAAAACGTGGCAGCAACAAAGACATATATGTCTTTAAAGGCAGCAATACAAAAGTAACAAATCATTCCATCAGCACAACGGACATGGTTACGCGTGTAAAGATAATCGGCAAAGAGAAAAAGGGTGGGAAAAACAAAGTAATTGCCACGCTGAATGGTTCAACTAAATATGGGGTCAGGCAGAGGATATATACCAGAGGTGCAGATGAATCCCTTGCAGACGCGAAATCTGCTGCAAAAGCAATTCTTGATGATGATGGGGATGTTAAAGATGAGATTACTGTGCAGGCCCCGGATGTTCCTTATGTCAGGAAGGGGGACCTGGTTTACTTAAAAATTGGAAGCATCAAAGGATATTATTATGTTCTGGGAGTGAGGCATGATGCGGATACCTGCAGTATGTCCATGGATCTGGAGAAGAAAAAGAGGTGATATGCATGTCCTTTGAGTCAAATGAGGGAACAAACAGACTGGCTAAAGTGATTACATCGAGAATAAAAAAGCACGGCGAAAACCCGCTGGTGCTGGATTTTGGCTCTATCCAGCCGAATGGGAGCCTTTTGACAAATACATTTCCGCAGGAGATTCCCAGAGGCCAGTACACAGTATGCAGGCATCTGACTTATGGAAAACAGGGAGAAACACTCACATGGGTAAAAATATTAAACCATTCACTGAGTGACCCAGAGATATCAGATGTTATCATACCTGTGAAAATGAGAAGCCTTTTGCCGGGTGACAGGGTATTGGTTGCATGGGTGCAGGATGAAGCAGTTGTAATTGATATTATTGAAAGTTCATGACAAGGAGGGATTATGGCTGACAGACTATTCCCGGCATTTGATGTCCCGGATATTGAGGAAGATGAGGAATATGACAGCGAATATAAAAAGAGTGTGAAATGGAATCCAGAGTCAGGTGATTTTGTACGTGACGGTTCCAATAATATGGTGGGATGTGACGGCATGGAAGCATACATGATTTGGTGCTATAAAATGGTCCAGACAGAAAGATACTGCCATATGGCATATCTGGAGGGGACTGCAGGTACCGAATTAGGTGTCGAAATAGAAGAAGCTTTGCAGGAAAGTGACCATAAGGTGACAGAATCCATGATTACAAGGACAATCACTGACGCACTTATGGTCAATCCGAGAACAGAGTATGTCAGGAATTTCACATATTCATGGGAAGGTGACGAGCTACATTTCACCTTTGAAGTAAAAGGAATTGATTGGGATGAAACCATCCAGATATCTTTATAGGGAGGTGATGGGATGCAGCCAGAATTTACTGCACCGGAATTTGTAGAGGATAATTCGCCGGAGGAGATCCACGAAAGAATGATGAAGAATCTGCCAGCAGACATAGATGATACTCCGGGCGGTTTTCCTTATGATTTTACCATGCCTGCAGCTATTGAGAAGTCAGATTTTATACAATATTATCTGGTAAGGTCATTACAGATAGCGTTCCCGCAGTTTTCATGGGGAGCCTGGCTGGATTATCACGGGCAGCAGGTAAACCTTACAAGACATAAAGCAAAGAGGGCAAAGGGAAAGCTGCTGCTGGCTGGAACAGCAGGAACAGAGATTGAAAAGGGGACGGTATTCTGTGTCCCTGCAACACAATATACACCTGCTGTCGGGTTCAGTACAGATGATGTTTGCGTAATCGGTGATGATGGCACGGTGGAAATTGATATCACAGCTGTGGATGACGGGCCGGATTCTAATGTCAGGGCAGATTCTATTGTTATTATGGAGGAACCCATAGATGAAATCACGGCGATCACAAATCCGGATCCGGTAAAAGGCGGTGCAGCCGAGGAAAGCAACGATGATTTTTATGACCGTATTGCAGAAGAATATGCTAACAGCAGGACGTTTCTGGGGAATGACAACGATTACAGGCGTTGGGCAAAAGAAGCGGGGGCAGGGGACTGTATTGTTGACCCTGCTTTTGATGGCCCGGGAACAGTCCAGCTGGTGCTGACGGATACGAACGGCCAGCCTGCAAATGAGGAACTCATTAAAATGGTATATGATTATATTGTTTCCCCAAATGACAGGACACGCAGGCTGCTCCCTACTGCCTGTGCAGAACTTTCCTGTATCCCTGCATCTGCCGTCATAATTGATTATATCTGTACAGGTTTGTTGTTTGATAAGGAAGTCACAGACATCACGCAGATTGCCATTAATTTTGAAAAGGCAGTAAAAAGTGTTTATGCGGAAGCCAAGGCCGAGGGGATTTTGAGATATAATGATGTCCGGCCGATTATCAGCGATATAGATGGAGTAGAGGATTTTGACGAGTTTCTGGTAAATGGTGATATGAAAAACATTTCCCTGCAGAAGAAAGAATATCCGGAAACTGGCATCTGTAGATTTAGTGAGGGGGCTGGCAATGCGTGAAGTTGATTTGGAACGGTTTCCTACGAGTGAAAGTGCCATAAGAATGCTGGAATCAGTGTCAACAGAATTTTATGGGAAGTCATATGTTGGAAAATGGCTGTACCAGGCCATGGGAATGGAATATGATGGTGCTCTTAATCTTGCAGAGGAACTTCCTCTGCAGTTTTTTCCGGAAACAGCAACATGGGGGCTCCGGTACCATGAGGAAAAGTGGCAGATCCCAGTCAGGGAACATCTCTCTTATGATGAGAGAAGAAAACTGATATATGAAAAGATGCATTTTAAAGCACCCATGACGCCGTATAGGATGGAGCAGTACATTCAAAAAATTATGGATGATGTTGAGGTCCATGTATCTGATATCCATGATTCTGGGGAATATGTTTTTCAGCCATCCCATCCCAATATATTTAAGGTAATGTGCATTCCAAAAGATATATTGGATGTGCGTGGGTTGAAAAAAATTCTTGATAAAATCAAGCAGTCACATACTGTGTATATTATTGCAGAATTGATTATCATTGTGATTAATAACCAAAGCATAGAGCGGATAAATGTATCTGATATATGTATTCACATATCAATTCCTTTTGTAATCATGAGTTCCGCATTGAAAAGGAACGAATGGTATCTGGATGGGGAATATATGCTGGACGGTGAGCGGCTTCTGGATTCTGGTATGCTGGCTAAGTTACGGGACACCGGAATTATTATCAAGGGTATCTGTATGTTGCACCATGAGAAGTTTGGGGACATGTGTATTATTTCAAAAAGGAATGAGTGGTATCTGGATGGGGAGCATTTACTTGATGGCAGCAGGATTTTAAATTCAGAAGTGATTAAGGAGGATATATAAATTATGGGAGATGCAATTGTTACATTAACTGCAAGAAAAAAGATGCTGCGTGCCAGGGCTGGTGAAATCGTCCTTCCGCCAATTAAAGGGTTTGCTTTTGGGAATGGGGGGACGGACGAGGAAGGTAATGTAAAAGTGCCGATAGAAACACAGGCTGCTTTAAATAACGAGCTGCTTAGAAAAGAAATTGATGGATATACCATGATGTCTGATACGAAGTGCAGGTATGCATGTACACTGGAATATGGCGATTTGGAGAATGAAATTATCAGTGAAGTTGCTGTTTACGATGCAGAAGGTGATCTGGTCTCTATTAAAAATTTTAAGCCAAAGCATAAAGATGGTGATATTGAAATGACATTTCAGATTGATGATGAGTTTTAGGAGGTGGTATTTGTATGAGTCAATTCAATGTTTTGCCAGAGTATTCTGAAACAGCAGAAAAATTTAAGACAACTGACCCGGGACATGCTGATGTGTTCAATAAAAGAATGCAGATACTTCTTAATAACGACAAATATAATAAAGAAAATGTTGAGAAATGCGCCAAAGGGGAAGGCTTAGAATTCAGCGTCGTAAATGGCATATTAAATGTAACCTATGATGATGGGAAGGAGGCATAAATAGTGGCAAAACAAACAATACAGATAGCAGACAAGCCGACGGAGGATGAAATTTTGGCACTGCTTAAAAGCAGTGAGATAGGACTTGCGGTCTTAAAGGGGCTTCTCGGACAGAGTGCAAGTGCAGATACTGTGGCGGCGATAAAGGCACTGCTGGAGAATGGCACATATGGATTAAACGCGATAAAATCTGCAGTGGACGGAAGGGCAAATGAAACAACGGTGGCAGCGGTAAAGACACTGTTAGAGAATGGGTCGTATGGCCTGTATGCTATCCTGTCAGCGATTAGCGGGAGGGCAAACGAGACAACGGCAGCAGCCATCAAGACGTATCTGGAGAATGGTACATATGGGCTGAATGCGCTGAGAAATGCAATAATGGGGAATCTCAAAACGATAAAGTCTGTGCAGAGCGGGCTGGTAGAAACCATTACATACACTTATCTGTACAATGTAACCATATCGCCGGTGGTTATAAACAAAACATTTATCATTGCACAGCCTGCCCAGTTTGCTCTTTCCAAGGGGGAGCCTGAAAGAGCAAGCACTAATCCATATACTATCCGTCTTGTTAATCCAACTACAATACAGATTGCCGCACAAACCGGTGGCTGTAAATTAGTATGGCAGGTTGTGGAATTTTATTAATAGGAAGGAAGGTGAAATGTAATGAGATATGCACAGATTAATGAGGACGGTTTCGTTATATCAGACAGCAGCCTCAGTGGGAAAGTGGAAGCAGATAATATGATTCCGCTGGATGATGGTTTTGACTTGGCAAACAAAAGGTATGTTAATGGGAAGTGGGAGGAGTACATTCCGGAACCAATTGAACCGGAACCGGATGAACAGGATGTGGTGCAGGCGCAGATTTTATTGAACCAGGCAGATATAATAGCGAAGCAGCAGGAACAGGACGAAGTACTTGCAGAAATGCTCCTGCAGCAGTCAGTAAAACAGCAGGAGCAGGACGAGGTACTTGCGGCAATCCTGCTAAACCAGATGGGAGGGGGTGAAGCGGATGTTTAATATAGTCAGAAGGTTTTATGATAATGGGATTTACAGCAACGAAGACGTTGCAAGGTTTGTCAAGGCAAGGAAAATCACAGCAGCACAGTACAGGGAAATAACTTCTGAGGAATATGCAGGGTAGGGCCGGAAGGCTCTTTTTTCATGCCATAGGAAATTGCTGTAATCGTAGCGGGAGCCGACAAAAATGGCCTTTTGGCCATTTTTGCAAAGTGTCCGTGCTGGCGGACACTTTTTTCATGGGTTCCTTTGGAAGGGAGGTGAGAAAGGGAATGGACATGCTGGTAACAGTTCTGGTTGCTGCAGGGCTTCCTTCGGCAATAATGTCCTTCGGGCTTGGCTGGCTGAACAGGAAACTTTCTAAACGGCAGGAGGAAGACGAACGGAAAGAGGAGGCACGGCGAAAGAATGAAGCAATCGTCATTGAAGGTGTTATGGCATCCATCACATTAGGGGAAGCCACAGCAAAAGCGGTACAGCGTATTCCGGATGCAAACTGTAATGGTGACATGCACGCAGCATTAGCGTATGCGACAGAGGTAAAGAACAAGCACAGGGATTTTATCAGGAAGCAGGGCGTTGATGCCCTGTATTAGAAGGAGGTTTTTATCATGGATAAGAAATGGTGGAAAGCAGCAGGGGTAAGGGCAGTAAAGACGGTGGCAGAGACAGCGGTAGCCTTAATCCCTGCAGCGGCAACAATAACGGCGGTTGACTGGAAAACAGTCATTGGGACAGCGGCACTGGCCGGGGTGACATCCCTGCTTATGTCGGTTAAAGGGCTGCCGGAGCTGGAACTAACGGAAACAAAAAATTAAGAAAGAGAGGAACAACAGAATATGAAAAAGTATATTGGAACAAAGATGATTGAAGCAAGGGAAATGAACAGAGGGGATTATAATAAATACCGTGGCTGGACTATCCCGGAAAATGAAAATCCGGAGGATGAGGGGTATTTAGTGAAATATTCTGACGGGTATGAGAGCTGGTCACCAAAGAAGCAGTTCGAGGAAGCATATAAGGACTGCATGGGCATGACTTTTGGCATTGCATTGGAGCTTCTGAAAAATGGATGCAAAGTAGCGCGTGAGGGATGGAATAGAAAAGGGATGTTTTTATATCATGTTCCGGCAGCGTCTTATGCCCCGTGTACACTGATTGGGAAAGAATGCGCTACAGATGGTGGGAAGGTGCCGTATGGTGCATATATTGCCATGAAAACAGCACAGGGCAATGTTGTGCCGTGGCTGGCAAGCCAGACAGATATGCTGGCTGAGGACTGGGTTCTGGTTGGGTAAGGCTGGCAGACATTTGAAATATTAAAAAAGCATGGGCTGGTACTGCAGGTGCCAGCTTTTTTGAAAGAAACAGGAGGAAATATGCAAAAAATAACAAAGGTAACAGTCCACGCTGGCCACAATAAGCAAGGTAGGATTGCGTGCGGGGCATCTGACTACATTGACGAATCCACAGAGGCACGGATTATCTGCAGGAAGGTAATCAGGCTGCTGAAAAAACACAAGATTACAGCTTATAACTGTACGGTCAACAATGGGACATGCCAGAATGATGTTTTGAAGAAAATATGCAAAAAATGCAATGCAAAGGAGCGGCAGTTGGATATCTCTATCCATTTCAATGCCTGCAGCCATTCCAAAGCGGACGGGCGGACAAAAGGCGTGGAAGTTCTCTGCAGGACAACAGATGGTGTCCGTGGTGATGTTGCCAGACGGATATGCAGCCAGATTAGTATGATTGGGTTCGCAAACAGGGGTGTAAAGACCGAAAGTGATTTATATTTTCTAAACCGTACAAACAGGCCTGCCATCCTGGTAGAGGTTTGCTTCGTGGACGACCAAGACGATGCTAGACTATATAAGCAGAACAAGGACGCAGTAGCACAGGCCATTGTAAAAGCTGTACTGAATTATAACAAAATCTACAGATGATGCCACAATGATTATGGCAGTGAAAAAATAATATTACAAAATAGAGTAGCCCAGATTGCCATATAGCAGTCTGGGCTATTATTTTTTTAGACGGGCTGACGTCATTACTACCATTTCTACTAAAATGTGCGTAGTAAAGGAAAAAGCATATAAGATGTGTGTCAATGCTCTTAGCCGAGCTACTACCATTTCTACTACCGAAGCAATCTCCTTGAAGAGTATTTGGTTGAATGGTGTCAATGCCCTTAAACGGGCTAATACCATTTCTACGAAGTGAGCAAGCTATGGAGAGAATATTCAGGTTGTGTGTCAATGCCATTAAACGGGCTGACGTCATTTCTACAACGACCACCATTCAACCCCGACCCGAGAATACGTGTGTCAATGTCCTTAAGCGGGCTAACGTCATTTCTACTCATATCAAATTTAGGTTGCTCGCAACTCTTAATGTGTCAGTGCCCTTAAGCGGGCTGACGTCATTTCTACAGAGTGTCCTATTGAAGAAGTTTCAATTACAGGATTTGTGTCAATGCCCTTAAACGGGCAAATACCATTTCTACGAAAAGAATGCAAATATACAGAAAAACTGGATGAATTGTGTCAATGTCCTTAAACGGGCTAATCCCATTTCTACGATGAATGGATTTGACTTTGGAGTAAAAGACTACAGTGTGTCAATGCCCTTAAACAGGCTGATGTCATTTCTACAGTGCGATGCTGGTGATCAGTGTCTGTAGCGTGATGTGTCAATGCCCTTAACCGGGCTTATGTCATTTCTACCAGTTTTTAAGTGTAGATGAGAATATTTGGGAAGAAATGTGTCAATGCCCTTAAGCGGGCTGATTTTTCTTACAAACTCTATAGCATTATTTTTTCTAGCTGCTCCAGTTTCTCCAATACTATATCACGGATAAAGTCAGCATCTGTTTTATGCAAATTTAATACCTGTAATCTTTCCTTGGTTCCTTTGGGGAATTCCACATTTATAGTGTAAGCACCTGTTTCCTGCTTCGCTTTATTTAATACATCTCGGATATATCTTTCTGCTTCCAGACATGTTCTAAACTTCTTTTCAGTCCCCGTAATTATCCAATGATTATCATGAAGGTATAAATTTTGGCCCATGTACTCATATTCGTTGATATCTATAACGCCGGGATATTGTGTAGTGCTCTGTGTATGTTCCTGCATAATTTTGTCTGCCTTTCTGTGACATTTGATTTAGATAGTGTATACAAGCAGGTGCTTTTCTTTATGATTAAAATAACATAACCATGATGGTATTTCAAGGATTTTCTTTCTGGCTGCGCTGGTGTTTTTTGCCGTTTTATTTATAACGATGATCAGGGTATGCAGCAGATGTAATTTGAAATGAACTATTCTCTGACATATTCAAATCTTTAGCTATACTGTGTTGTCGCCCAGTCTATCGGAATACGATAGGATATGACACAATCCGCTATAAAATAACAAATGGCACAAAACCGTGTTGAAAAATGTTATTTTATAGCGGAAGGAGCGATGATGTATGATAAGAATTTTACTATCAACAAAGCTCGGTGAACTTAGGTGGACACAGGCAGATTTGGCAAGGGCTACTGGTATCCGGCCAAATACAATCAATGAATTGTACCATGAGTTGATAGACAGAGTAAGTTTAGAGCAACTGGATCTCATTTGTGAGGCTCTGCATTGTGAACTGGATGAGTTGATTGTAAGGACGCCGGATGAGAGTCCTAAAGTCAAGCATTACAAAAATGGTTCTCTGATTTCATCAGACCAATAGTGCTGCAACACTTGGTTAGGAGAGGGATGCTCATTATAATGTGGGCATCTCTTTGTTTTGTCTCAAAATTATAGTAGCAGGTTTTATAGTACATCATAAAATATTTCTACTAAACACAAAAATATTGAAAAGCAGTATAATAAGTTTTATAATCTCAATTATACAGTGTATGTGTAAAAACTGTGTTAATAAATGTGGGGTGTATCTGCAGGATGGTAGTGTGGTATGATGTATATGACGAAGATATTTCCATGATGTTTTCGTGATGTTAAAAGTTAGACAAAATGAAAGTAGACAGAGTATGTAGAAGTAAAATCGAATAAAAAGCAATATATTTTAAGTATGACAGTACACAAAAATACCATTACGAAATCGAGTTCGAATAGCGGACATTTGGGCTGGAAAGTGCGTAAAATAGGTGCTTTCCAGCCTTTCTCTTTGCTTCGTGAGATTGTTTTGAGATTCATATTTAAACACTTTCCATATATTCCACGAAAAGAGAATCGGATTGAAATTCCTGTCGAACTGTGATAGTATTTCATTGGGACTACCAAGATGGTAGGCGGTTAGCCCTCTCCGGAGGGACTGTGCCCCTCCGTTTACATAGAAACCCGAAAGGGAATCTGGGAAAGGAGGGCTGAGCCAATGGATATTTTAGGACTTATGGCAGTGTTAAGCTTTGGCTTGACCTGCTTTGGAATAGGATACTCTATCGGTAAAGATAGTAACAAGACACAGAAATAGCCGTCCCGGTCCGACAAGGTTCTTACTCATGATTGGGTAAGAACCGGTGACGGCACAAACAAAAAAGAGTGCATTTCGTACTCTTTTTTGTTTGCTATGATATTTCTTATTTTTGGGTGTTTATGTTATAATTAATAAAAATAAGACATGGAGGTTTTGGTAATGGGGACAGGAAAAAATAAGAAAAAATATTCTGAGATAAATATGGGCGAAATATTGTTCGGGGACAGTGTGGCTGTCTTTGGGCATGTTGAAGATGACCGCCATATCACGCTTTTTATGAAATCCAAAGCGGTACAGGGAACCTGTCCTGTGTGTAGCGTTGTTTCTGACCAATACCACAGCACCTATCATAGAAATTTGCAGGCAGTCCCCATCCGGGGGAAAAATACCCGCCTTGACGTAATCGCTTATAAGTTCTATTGCAATAATCCAGAATGCAGCCAGAAAGTTTTTATGGAATCCCTCCCCTTCGCATCCCCATCGCAGACAAGGACGGACGAACTTACCTGCATTATTCTTGCGGTATCATTATTCATGAGCAATGAAGGAGCAAGCACTATCCTTAAGGAAATGGGAATCCATGTAAGCAACGACACGATTGGCTGTCTTTACAACAGGCTGTCTATTGAGGATGCCACGGATATTCAGGCTGTCGGCATTGACGATGTCGCCATACGGAAGGGGCAGACATATGCCACCGCAATCTATGACCTTGCCGATCACCATATGGTAGCCCTGCTTGACGGCAGGGAGGCTGATACCCTGCGGGAATGGCTGAGAAACCATAAGAAGATAAAACTTGTCGCAAGAGACCGCGCCAGTGCATACGCGAACGCAATCAACGATGTACTGCCGGAATGTACCTAGGTGGCAGACCGCTTTCATCTGCTTCAGAACCTGATAGACAGGATGAAAGACATTTTCAGAGAGGAACTGCCGGAGAAGTTTTACATAAAGGACGGAAAACTGCTGGATGAAACACCGGATGTGGAGAAAAGGCTCAAGATCCCGCAAGATTCAGAAGCATTCCATGGTATAGCCTATGACAATTCGCCTCCCCTGGATCATACAGGCTCTCCTGTCATGTTTGATGACACCACATACCACCCGGGCAGGGCAAGGAGCAAAAAGGAAGCGGAAAACAGGAAAAAAAACAGCAGAAAGTCATAGATATCCGGGCGGAATGGGACGCCTGTCCAGAAACAGCAGATATGAAAGCATTTGCACAGACTCATTCTGATGTTGTATCATAATACTTGACACTTCCACTTCACGGATATATAAAAAAGAAGTGAAAATGGAGGTTGTAAAATGGCACAGAAAAAAGTCTACGACAAAGAATTCAAAATTCAGGCCGTAAAGCTTGGAAGAGAGATTGGGTTTAGCAAAGCGGCAAAAGAACTGGGAGTCAATATTGATACGCTATATGGATGGAATAAGCGTGCAAAAGACGCCAGGCTGGGTCTGGGGCCGGGAACTCAGACACCAGATACAGCGATGAGCCTTACGGAAGAGGTACAGAAGCTTAGACAGCAGAACAGAGAACAGGCAAAGGAAATTGCCCGCTTAAAAGAGGAAAATGAGTTCTTAGCGGAAGCCAGCGCTTTTTTCGCAGCGAGCCGTCGGAAGTCAGCAAAAACCTGAGGATGAGGTTTATCGATATAAAGACGGATGGCGGCACTCTCAAGGGGAAAATTGCGTTTTATTGTGATGCGCTTGATGTGACAAGGCAGGGATTTTACTGGTATTTAAAACATCGGGATGACCCGTGGAAATACGAGGGAATCGCTGAAAAAATGCGTGGTATCGTGGCAGAGGATGAATGTAATGATACTTACGGCCGCTGCCGGATGTATCAGGCGTTAAAGCTGAAATATCCGGACGAAGACATTCCCAGTGAAAGGACTGTTTACAGGATTATGGAAGAGATAGGGTTAAGCCACAGGCCAAACCGCAAACCAAATGGAATTACAAAAGAGGACAGGAATGCCCGGAAATCAGAAGATCTTTTCAAGCGGGATTTCACGGCGCAAAGGCCGCTTGAAAAATGTGTGACGGACATCACCGAAATTCCTGCCATGGATGGGAAACTCTATGTATCGGCAATCTTTGACTGCTATGATCTAGGGGTACTTGGACTTGCAATGGCAAATAATATGAAAGCTGGACTGTGTGTATCCACAATAGAAAATGCTGCGAAAGCATTCCCATCCATCAGCGGTGCAATTATCCACAGTGACCGTGGGAGTCAGTACACAAGCGCATCCTATAGGGCGGAACTAAGCCGCTGCGGGATCGTGCAGAGTATGAACAGCGATGGCGGTAGATGCCATGACAATGCGCGCTGTGAGGCTATGTGGGCGAGGATGAAGGAGGAACTCTTGTATGGCAGATATAATACAAAGGAAATGGCAATCGAGGAACTTAAAACCCTAGTATGGAGATACTTTATTATCTATTGGAACAATCGGAGGATATGCTCAGCCAATGGCGGTCTGCCTCCAATGCTTAAAAGGAAACAGTATTATGAATCACTGGAGCAGGCGGCTTAAAGATTTCGTGAAGAAAAAGTGTAAAGGGATATTGACAATATCAAACTGATCAAACGTATTCTTTACGGACGCTCCGGTCTCGCAAACCTGTTCCGAAAATGTTACGCCGCATTCAGTATAACACAGACCAATGTGCCTGTCCAATCACTAATCCCTGGTCTAGATAAGCGTATAAAAAAGTTAACAGAAAAAATCATGGTTCTTACCCAATCATGAGTAAGAACCTCCGACAAACTGAGCGGCTGTTTCAGCAACTTATAAGTTGGGCTAACCGTCTATCGGTAGTCCTGTGGGGCACCTGTTACAGCAGGTGTCCTTCTTTATGTTCAATATACCATAATCTGTGCAGAGTTTCAAGTGCTTTCTTCTGGCGGCGGTGTCCGGCGGAACTGGTTCAGCCTGTCGGCCAGCTTCTGATCTTTATCCGGGTACAGATGGGAATAGGTGTCAAGGGTTGTTTTCACTGATTCATGTCCCAGACGGTCAGCTATCTCCAATGGGGTAAAGCCGAGTTCTATCAACATGCTTGCATGGCTGTGCCGCAGGTCATGCACCCGGATCGGCGTCAGCCCTGCCTTTTCGGATGCCCGCTTTATTTCCTTTTCCAGAGCAGATTTTGTAAAATAAAAGATTCGGTCTCCCTTCCCAATCCCATAGAGCTTTGATATATACTCATGGATATCATTATACAGAAAATCTGGAATGGAGATACACCGCTTTGCTTTGGGCGTCTTCGGTTCCAGAAATAGTTCCTCGCCTTTTACTTTTGCATAATTCTTATTGATATCCACCCGCTTAGAGGGAAGGATGTCTGCAGGGGTGAGCGCCAGCAGCTCCCCAGACCGCATCCCGGTATAAAACAGCATGTCAAAAGCCAGCTTTATAGATGATTTCTGGATAGCACCGGAAAACTGTTCATATTGTTCCTGCGTCCAGATGTGCATTTCGTCTGCTTTGCTTTTCCCCATACTGCCGGCTGCCCTGCAGGGATTGGATGGGAGCTGGTAATGTGCCACGGCATAATTCATAAGGGCAGACAGCTGGTTATTGACGGTCTTAAGGTATGTCTGCGAGAATGGTTTCCCTGTTTCATCCCTGTATGAAATCAATTTATTCTGCCACTTCCGGATTTTGATGGTATCAATATCGCACACTTTCAGCCTGCCGAAGTAGGGGAGCAGTTTGCCTTCGATGATAAAGCGCTTATTCTCCATCGTGGTAGGCTTCAGACGGTGCCCCATGTCTTCCAGATAATTTTCTACGAGGGAAGAAAAGAGTATGTCGCTGGTATTCTTTTCCTGATCCAGAAACGACCGTTCATACTCTTTAGCCTCCCGCTGTGTTTTGAATTCTCTTTTACAGGTATGTTTATTCTGCCCGGTCCAGTCCGTATAGTTAAAGGCAGCGTACCACATGGTTTTTCCGTTTTTAAGAGTGTATTTATAGGCTGGCATTGATTTTCCTCTTTTAAATTATTTTGCTATATTGAAAAGTTGCAATAATATGTTATAATATGTTTAACAAGAGAGTCGAAGCTAGATGAAACCTAGCCCCCGGCAAAGTAAGAAATAAAAAATAGCGTCGTATCTTGTCAGGATGGGGACGCTATTTTTTACGTATGAAAGTAATTACAAGAGAAATTACTGTACACAACATAATTACAAATGTAAATAAATCACTGTATGTAACCAGAATATCATCCCCTTTCGTAATGTCCGGGGGTGAAGCATCGCCCAGTCGGCTCCCTGACCAAGCATATTATTCAATTTATAATGTAAAATTGCTTTACATAGTTATTATATTACTTCGGCTATTAAAACTCGAATTTTTAATAGCCGTATTTTTTTATGTACTCAAGTTTTTTGTGTTCAAACAAGCAAGTTACTTTTTTCCGTTCATTTTGCAGACCTAT